CAGCTTTACGGCTCCACCACCGCAGGCAACGTCCCGCTGGCGGCAAACATGAACACCGACGCCAACGGCATCGAGCTGGCGGTCAACGCCGCTGACCGCAAGATGTACGTCAAGAACGCGGGCGGCACCGTGGTACCCATCGGCGGCGGGGCATCGGGCGGCGGGGGCAATCAGGTGTTCTACGAGAATGACCAAAACGTCACCGCCAATTACACTATCACTGCGGGCAAGAACGCCATGAGCACAGGCCCGATCACAATTGACAGCGGCGTCTCCGTCACCGTGCCTTCGGGCTCGGTGTGGGTGGTGCTTTAAGGAGCAAATATGAGCATCGTTTTGAACGGAACAACGGGCATCACCAACGATGGTGGCTACACAGGTGACGGTGTAGTCTTTGCTGACACGACCCCTGCTAACACGCTGGTGACTACTACTGGCGGTAACGTGGGTATTGGGACGAGTTCGCCAAGCACACGTTTTGAAGCAAACACAGGCGCTGGTGGTACACAAAACATCGCAACGATTAGATCAAGCAACGTCCAACTCAAGATTGGCACAACAGATGTTGGCAACGGGGAGGTTACATACAACGCCTTCCCTACATCCAACAGTTCTGCTGCTGGCGCTCACGTTTGGCAAAGTGGCGGCACAGAACGCGCCCGTATCGACTCCAGCGGTAACTTGCTGGTGGGGACTCCCTCGGCTGGTTTAAACGTTGCCGGAAACGGCTTTGCGCTTCAGTTGTATAACGGCTACAGCACTTTGTCTATCGGACACACAACTGGCACAGGTAGCGGAGCACAATATCTTCAGTTTTCGTATAACGGCACAGGCATTGGTTCAATTACCCAAAACGGAACCACTGCTGTCGCTTACAACACCAGCTCCGACTACCGTCTGAAAGAAGACATCCAGCCGATGACTGGTGCGCTGGCAAAGGTTGCTGCCCTGAAGCCCTGCACCTACAAGTGGAAAGCAGACGGCTCTGACGGTGAAGGCTTCATCGCCCATGAACTCGCCGAAGTCGTGCCTCAGTGCGTGACTGGCGAGAAAGACGCTGTCAACGAAGACGGCTCCATCAAACCTCAAGGCATCGACACCAGCTTCTTGGTTGCCACACTGACAGCAGCCATCCAAGAACAACAAGCCTTAATCGACGCACAGCAAGCTGCGCTGACCGCTTTGACCGCCCGAGTTGAAGCACTGGAAGGAACACAACCATGAGCAAAATTGCCGTGAGCAGCCCGGCCTCCGGGACAGCAACTTACACAATCTCAGCACCTGCCGGTTCTACCGACCGAACACTGACGCTGCCGGATCAAACGGCAACACTGATTACCAACTCGTCTGATGTGCTGAACATCGGCTCTGGTCAGGTGTACAAAGATGCCAGCGGTAACGTGGGTATTGGGACGAGTTCGCCGGGGCAGAAACTTACACTTGGAAACAATGGCGTTTTGCGTTTGCAGACAGGCTCCGTAACGATGGACTGCACACCAACGCCCGGAGGTACTGATGGGTTTGTTTGGAACACTTCTGCTTCCAGCTATTACGACTGGTCTATTGGTGGAACATTACGCGCCCGTATCGACTCCAGCGGTATCCTGTATGTGGGGACTACGAGCAACCTGTATGCAAATACCTCACGAGTCAATGTCAAGGCTATAGGCAGTCAGTACGGGATGTCTATAGCCAACATCAGCGCTGGCTACCAAACGCTTACGCTAATCAATGAAGATGTTGGAGGTACACGCTATTTCGCTGAATTTCGGCTTAATGTAAACGGCGTAACTGGGGTAGGCTCCATCACAAGCGCTGGCTCCACTACATCCTACAACACGACATCAGATTACCGACTGAAAGAGCAAGTGCAGCCCATGCAGGGGGCGTTGGCAAAAGTCACCGCGCTGAAACCCGTGACCTACAGGTGGAAAGAGACTGGCGAGCTTGACCAAGGCTTTATTGCTCACGAACTGCAAGAAGTTATTCCGGGCGCAGTGACTGGCGAAAAAGACGGCGTGGACCCCGAAGGCAACCCACGTTACCAAGGCATCGACACCAGCTTTTTGGTTGCCACTCTGACAGCGGCGATCCAAGAACTCAAGGCCATCGTTGACGCACAAGGCGCAGAGATCGCCGCCCTGAAAGGACAAGCATGAGCAACTTAAAAGTCAACACAATCAATGACGCATCAGGCGGCAGCAATGCTGTCCTGTACGGCGTGGCAGCACCTGCGAACTCAATGGGGTTCTGATGTCTTTTGCACCTACCGCCCTTCTGGTCATGACTCACAACGTCACGGGCTTGAAGTATTTTTGCAAGACTTCAAAGCTGAAGAACATGCATTGGTACAAAGGCAGTGGCGTGTATTGGAAGAAGCACATGCGGGTTTATGGCCGAAACATCACTGCTGGCGTTCTTGGCGTGTACTTTGATAAAGACCGTTGTGTTGCCGCTGCCTTGAAGTTCAGTGAAGAAAACGACATCGTAAATTCCAAAGACTGGGCAAACTTTATTTTGGAGAACGGCTTGGATGGCGCTGGTTCTGGCAAGGTAAACCACCGATACGGCAAAGCACATCCAAACAAGGGTGGCACACGGCCTGACATGGTTGGTCGTCTTGTCGGCTCACTGAACGGCATGTACGGAAAACCAAGCCCAATGCGCGGCAAGACAAACCTTGGTGCGAGCAAGGCGCACACCGGAAGAAAGCGCCCTGAAGGCGGTGGGAAGCCAGCAAAGCCTGTTATCCGATTGGATGATGGCGTAGTGTTTGGATCGGTTGCAGATGCGGCAAGTGCTCTTGGGAAAACTCGCAGCGGCATTACGCAGTGTTGCATGGGTAAGGCAAAATCTGCTCACGGTTTCCGTTGGGCTTACAAGGAGTTGAAATGAGTCAGGTTAATACGAATGCAATTTACGATGCGTCTGGAGGCCAGTCAGCCAAGCTGTACGGTGTTTCCATGCGTAATGGTGGCACAGGATGGGTGAACCGCATCATCAACGGTGACATGCGGATTGACCAGCGTAATGGTGGGGTGGCAGTAACAAACATCGGGTCGGACCCGGTTTACACGGTTGACCGCTTCAGAATGTCTGTTAGCTCCAGTGCCAGGTTTACCGCCCAACAGATTACAGATGCCCCCACTGGTTTTGTTAACAGTTTGAGAATTACTACCACTACGGCTTCCGGGTCACTGACAGCAGGGCAGTACAACGGGCTTCTTCAAGTTCCAGAGGGGTTTAACTGTGCGGATTTTGGTTTTGGCGCAGTTGGAGCAAGCACTGTTACAGTGTCTTTTTGGGCGAAGTCATCTTTGGCAGGGACGTTCCCGTTTTCTATTCGGAACTATGACGCAACCCGCAGTTATGTAACCTCGTTCAGCCTACCTACGGCTAACACATGGACGTACGTAACTCTGACAATCCCCGGAGACACCTCTGGAACTTGGAACAAAACAAACTCAGGGTGGGGGTATGTAAGTTGGACACTGGGCGACTCCACTTCGACACAAACCGCAGCAATCAATGCGTGGCAATCCGGCAACTACACATGGTCGTCTGGTGTTCAGCAGCCAGCCGCTATGCTGAACGCAACATTTCAGATCACAGGCGTACAGCTTGAAGCTGGCAGCGTAGCAACCCCGTTTGAACGCAGGGACTACGGGCGTGAGCTGATGATGTGCCAGCGGTATTACATCTCTGCGCCGCTTCAAACAAGCATATTTCCTTCGTTGTCTTATGTTGGTGTTCAGTTTCCAGTGACCATGCGGGCCTCTCCAACAGTGGCTGTTACTACAGGTTCTGGCGCAGTGGTTGGAACGGTGACTTCCACAACGCACGGTTTCAATGCAAACGCAACCAGCGGCGGCGTACCTACGGGCATTGCCTACACAGCAACCATTGAGCTTTAAAAATGACGTACCAACTTTTAAACGGACTTGATGGCGAATTGGCAAAAAGCATCAAGCGCCTCGCAGACAACGCCTTCATTCCCTTCGACCCCGCCAACAGCGACTACCAGCAGTATCTCGCGTGGCTGGCAGAGGGCAACACGCCACTGCCAGCGGACCCACAACCTGAGTAAGCCGTGATGACCGACCAACCGCATGAAATCCAAATGCTGAAGGCGCATGCCAAAGCAGAACTCAACCGACTGGAAGCCAACTCTCCTGCCAAGGACGTGGCGGGCCGAGCCATCGGCAAACACGGGCTGTTCTACATCACGCTGATCGTTGTGATCGGTGTGGGCGCTTCGCTGTTCTTGGAAGAGAGCAAGATCGCCGCCGTGATCGGTCTGGTGTCTGCCGCGCTGACCGCGCTGATTGCCATGCTCAACGGTATTGCCGGGGCCAACCCCAAGCAAGAGAAGCCTGAGTTTGAGGTGATCCGCAACCTGATTGACAAGCTGGACAAGCTGGACCGCAAAGAGCAGCCCATGAAGGTCACAGTCGAAGGCGAGAAGGTCACGGTGTCCAAGGGCGAAGACAGCATCACCACCTCGAAAGGCTGAGCATGTTTGCAATTGACGCACTGTTGAACGTGGGCGGTAAGCTCATCGACAAGCTGATCCCAGACCCCGAGGCCAAGGCCAAGGCGCAGATGGAGCTGGCCAAGATGGCTCAAGACGGCGAGCTGGCCAAGATGGCCAACGAGACCGAGCTCTATAAGACAGAGCAAAACAACGTCACAGACCGTTGGAAATCCGACATGGCGTCCGATTCTGTGTTGTCCAAGAACATCCGGCCCATGGCGCTGATCGCTATTTTTGTAGCGTATTTTGTGTTCACCATGATGTCTGCCTTTGGGTACAACGCCCAAGAGTCCTACGTCCAGCTGCTGGGCCAGTGGGGGCAGATCATTTTCTTGGCGTACTTTGGCGGGCGCACTGTCGAAAAGTTGGCAGACATGAAGGGTAAGAAATGAGAGAGAATTTTGCCGAAGCCCTGCAAGCCGTGCTCCATCACGAAGGTGGGTTTGTAAACCATCCTGCCGACCCGGGCGGTATGACCAACCTTGGCGTGACCAAAAAGGTTTGGGAAGAGTGGGTGGGGCACCCGGTGGACGAGAAGCAAATGCGCGAGCTGACCCCTGCGGCTGTGGCTCCCATGTACAAGGCCAAGTACTGGGACAAGATCAGGGGTGACGATTTACCGACAGGTGTCGATTACGCTGTGTTCGATGCTGCTGTGAACAGCGGTCCCGGGCGAGCAGCCAAATGGCTTCAGTCCTGTGTGGGTGTTGAGCCTGATGGTGGGATTGGCCCCAAGACGCTGGCTGCCGTGGCTGCCGTGAACCCTGCCGAGCTGGTCGAGGACTACGCCAAGCGCCGCCTGTCGTTCTTGATGGATTTGCCGCATTGGGGCACGTTTGGCAAGGGCTGGGGTCGCCGCGTGGCTGCCGTTCAGACAGTCGCCACTTCCATGGCTGCTTGATGACTTCATGAGCCGCCCAGCCTATAATCCCGCAACACTGCGCTCGCTGTAACAGCGGCTTCATAACCAATTGGAGTCCCCATGTACACGATGACGTACAGCAGCCTGCTCGAAGATGTGCGCCGCTATCTTGAGCGGGGTTTCACCGCCGAGAGCGACCAGATTGTCTACGAGCAACTGCCTCGCCTGATCACGCTGGGAGAGCGCCGGATTGCCAGGGAGCTCAAGCTCCAGGGCTTCATTCGCGTCATGACCACCCCGCTGCAAGCCGGGGTTTCAACATACCTCAAGCCCGACCGCTGGCGCGACACCATCAGCATGACCGTTGGCGGCCGTCCTGTTTTTGCGCGTTCGTATGAGTACCTGCGCAACTACTGGCCCGATGAGGCCGAGACGGCTCAGCCTGAGTTTTACGCCGACTACGACTACCAACACTGGCTTTTTGCCCCCACCCCACCATCTGCGCTGACGCTGGAGGTTTTGTACTACGAGCAGCCCCGCTTGCTTGATGATGAGTTCCAGACCAACTGGCTCACCGAGTACGCTCCCGACTTGCTGCTTTACGCCACGCTTTTGGAGGCCTCGCCGTTCTTGAAAAATGATGAGCGAATTGGCACCTGGCAAAACATGTACGACCGCGCAGCGCAAGCATTGAGCGGTGAAGACCTCAAGCGCATCATGGACAGAAGCGCCAACCGGAGTGAAGCATGACGATATATCAGGATGTGTTTGGCGGTGCCAACATCTACCCGAGCGACGTCAGCTACAGCGCCACAGCGCTCGTGGCCGACATTACACTGAGCTGGCCAGAGGAAACCTCGGCATCGGCAAATTTGGCCGCTCGCATCATGGATGTGACGCCCGATGCGGCAGGGCGAATCATCACATTGCCCGCCGCCAACAAGTCGGGCACCGGCAACACGATTTTGTTCAACAACCGTGGCGCTCACAGCTTCACGGTCAAGAACGCCTCCGGCGTGCAGGTGGTGGTGGTCACCCCGGGCACCCTGTGGCAGGTTTATCTTTCCTCCAATACCACCGTCGGCGGCGTTTGGCAATCTCTTGCTTATGGCGCATCAAGCTCCGTGGCGGACGCATCTGCGCTGGCCGGTACCGGTCTGGTGGCAGTGGGCTCAGAGCTCTCGCAATCGTTGCCTGTTTTCACTTTCAACTCAAACTACTCAACCGGCGAGGGCGACCGAGCCACGCTGTTGCTGTGGAATGGAGCGGCGGGCACACTGACGCTTCCCGACCCGGGAACGGTGGGCTCCAACTGGTTCATCGAGTTCCGCAACTCCGGGAGTGGATCGGTCACCGTTGACCCGTCTGGCGCGGTGCTGATTGACGGCTCCTCGACCAAGATTTACAACCCTGGCGACTCATCGACCATCGTGTGCGATGGCCTGGCCTATTACACGGTCGGCTTTGGCCAGGCATCTGTTTTTGCGTTTGATTACACCTCGATCAACGTCGCGGGCACGGGCGTTTACACGCTGTCGGGCTCTGAGCTGAACCGGATTGCGTACAGCTTTACGGGGCTTCTGACCGGGGACCGTCAGATTGTCGTACCGGCCACGGTGCAGCAGTATTGGGTGACCAACAACACCACCGGCGCACACACCCTGACGGTCAAGACCGCATTGGGCACCGGGGTGGTGGTCAACCAGGGGCAGAGCGCCATCATGTACTGCGACAGCACCAACGTGGTGTTGGCGGACACGGCAGGGGTTTCCACCCCCATCGCTGTGGTTGACGGCGGCACGGGGGCAACTACGGCCTCGGGCGCACGGGTGAACTTGGGCGCTACCACGGTGGGTAACGCGCTGTTTACAGCAGCCAGCCCCAGTGCCGGGCGCACCACGCTGGGAAGCGGTGGCACGGGCGATGCGTTGTTTGTGTCGGTGACGCAGGCCGAGGCCTGGGGCGTGCTGGGTCCGGTCATGGGGGGTGAGTTCTAATGCCCATCACCCCGCTCATCCTGCGTTCAAACCCGGGCATCAAGCGCGACGGCACGCGGTTTGAGGGTGATTTCTACACCGATGGTCAGTGGGTGAGGTTTCAGCGCGGCTTGCCCCGAAAAATTGGCGGCTACCGTTCGGTGAGCAAGTACCTGCCCGAGGTGTCGCGCGGCTTCACGAATTTCTCGCAAGCAAACTCGGTGTATTTCCACTCAGGCGGCCCCAGCTCGCTGAGCCGCTTCACCACCGACCCACAGAAAAACAGCTCCCTGGTGGTCAGCCGCACCCCCATCACGTTGACCGCCTCGGCTGACAACAAGTGGATGTTTGACTACATGTACGACGCCTCAAGCGCCGAGAACACAATCATTGCCCACGTGGCCCCCAACAACGACCAGCTCGACAACGCCACAGGCGGGCAAATTTTTCTTGGTCCTGTAATTGGTACTTCCGCGCTGACCGAGGTCACCCTTCCGGCTGGGGCCAACGCCACTGGCGGCGTGGTGGTGATGCACCCTTACCTGGTGTACTACGGTACCGCGGGCGTGATCGGGTGGTCGGTGGCGGGTGAGCCCGCTGACCTGTCGGGTTCCGGCTCGGGCATCGCGCGGGCGTGGGGTCAAAAAATTGTCAAAGGTCTGCCATTGCGCGCGGGCTCGGGCTCGGCTCCGGCGGGAATTTTCTGGGCCTACGACGCCGTCATCCGGATGACATTTACCGGTGGCGCGACGGTGTTCCAGTTCGACACCATTGCCACCGAAACATCGATCATGTCTCCCGATTGCGTGATCGATTATGACGGCGTGTTTTTCTGGGCTGGCGTTGATCGGTTTTTGATGTTCAACGGCGTGGTGCGCGAGGTGCCCAATCAGTTAAACCTGAACTGGTTTTTTGACGGCCTGAACACCTCCCAGCGCTCCAAAGTTTTCGCCATGAAGGTGCCCCGCTACGGCGAGGTGTGGTGGTGCTACCCCCGGGGCAACGCCACTGAATGCACCCATGCGGTCATCTACAACGTGCGCGAGAACACCTGGTACGACTGCGAGCTGCCCAACGCGGGCCGCACTGCATCGACCTACTCTAACGCCTACGCCTGCCCAATCATGACCGGCGTTGACGAGTCCGCCAGCGGATACAAGACCTGGTTCCATGAGCAGGGCGTCGACGAGATTGACGGCCAGAATCTGCAGCCGATTGCGTCTTGGTTTGAAACCGCTGACATTTCCGCCGTCGCCAAGGGGCAGAACCAATACGTCAGCATCCGCGCTATTGAGCCCGACTTTGTGCAAAAAGGCCCCATGCAGGTTCGTGTCACGGGCCGCGCCAACGCTCGTGCCCCCGAGGTCTACAGCACCGACTTCACCTTCCCGGAGACAGCCGATCAACCATTTGAGCAGATTGTGATGCTCAAAGAACAGCGCCGCGAGTTGCGGGTGCGGTTTGAGTCGAACGCGGTGGGCGGGGACTACCAGATGGGGCAAATCTTGGCCCACCTTGACAGCGGCGACAAGACGGTGCTCGGATGACCACGATCACACGACCATCCATGATGGAGCTGCGCGATTGGGCAGATCAGATGATGCTCGACCTCGACAGCTACGGTGCGCTTGGGCGTCTGGAGGACGAGGCAAAGTGGCAGGACTGGGCCATGCAGTTTTTGAACAACACCACGCTGGGGCGAAACTTGCCCTTGCCTTACGATTTTGCAGATTGGCGTGACTGGGCGGAACGTTTCGCGCAGGCGCTTTCTTGATACTGGAGCCAGAAATGGACAAACAGCAGATTTTACAAATCGCCAGCCAGAACCCCGAGTTCCCACAGGCGGTGCAGGCGTTGCAGCAGAAGATGCAAACCCTGCGTATCACCCCCGAGGCGCTGGCCGAGCTCATCAAGATGTTGGAGTTTGCGATCAACACCCCGCAGGCTTACCCCCAAGTCCGCCAAGCCGCCGTTGCTGACGGTTACGTCAAGCCCCAAGACCTGCCCGAACAGTACAACGAGACGTTTCTGATTTCGGTGCTCGCCGCGCTTTACATTCTTGAAGACCTGCTCGCCGAACAGTCCGCCGCACAGGGCCAACCGCCCGCAGCCGCCGCCCCTATGCAGCTGGCGCGCGGGGGGCTGGCGCAGGCCGCCGAGCGTTTGCGCCGTGAAGGCCGTAACGGCGACACCATGTTGGCGCACATCAACCCGCGTGAGGCGGAAATGCTGCGCCGTGCTGGCGGCTCGGGCACCATCAACCCCGCCACCGGGCTGCCTGAGTTTTTCCTGGACGACCTGTTTGAAGACCTCGGCGACGTTATCGGCGCGGTAGCGCCTATTGCTCTGTCGTTTTTCGCCCCCGGGCTCGGCACCGCCATCGGCACCGCGTTGGGCGCGTCCGGGGTGGGGGCGTCAATACTGGGCGGTGCGCTCGTCGGTGGGGGCACTGCAGCCCTGACCGGGGGCGACATTGGCCGGGGGGCGCTGATGGGCGGCCTGGGCGGGGGTCTGGGCGGCGCGGTGGGCGGCGCGGCTAACGAGGCGTTGGGCCTGGGGCTCGGCGAAAGCGGCCAGGCGCTGCTCGGCAGCGGGTTGGTGGGTGCGGCCTCGGGCGCGTTGACCGGGCAGGGCGTTCTGAAGGGCGCGCTGCAGGGCGTCGGGGGGCAGTACCTGGGCCAGGCGGTGGGCGGGCTGGGGGGTGAGGCGTTCAAGAACGCCGGCAACACTTTCGGCAACATGATGACCGCCGGTTACGACCCCAAGACCTCCGCGCTCGCGGGCGGGCTGTCGGGGTTGGCTACCGGTATGCTCAAACCCTCCGAGGTCGCAGTTGACAGCGTGCGTAGCAACTCCGGCTTGAAAGCGGGCTCAAGCCTTGAAGGTTTGAAGGTGCCCGCCGCCTACGTCTCGGAGCCGATCTCCTCGGGTTCAGATTTCAGCGTCAGCTACGAACTCGCCAACCCACAGGCTGTAGTGTCGGACACCGGCGCGCTCAAGATTCCAGCCGGTGCAGGGCTCAAAACCCCGGCGCTCTCGGGCCTGAGCTCCGGCGTCGCTTCGGCGGCAAAACCCGGGTTCGGTTTGAACGCCGACACCGCGCTAAAGGCGTTGCCGCTGGTGGGTATGTTGGGCTCGTTGGGGAGCAACCCCCCCGCTGTGCAAGCCGCTGTACAGGCAATGTCGCCCGCGCAGCAGGAGTACTTTAACCGCCCATCGCAGGCGTTTGACTGGGACAGCATGCAGCGTGATGCGGCCAGCATGGGCATGGATTTGACGCAATACATGGCACGAAACTGGAACAAAATCGCCTCTGGCACCTACAATCGAGACGTGCAGCGGCCCGGTTACGCACAAGGGGGCGCGCTTTCAACGGTGGCACGCATGGCGCGTGGAGCGGGCTCAGGGCGCGCTGACACGATTGATGCGCGGCTCTCTGACGGTGAGTATGTGATGGATGCTGAAACTGTTGCGATGCTTGGGGATGGCTCCACCAAAGAAGGGGCCAAACGTCTGGATGGTATGCGCTCTGCACTGCGCGCCCACAAAGGCAAAGTTCTCGCAAAAGGCAAATTCAGTCCCAATGCCAAATCACCACTTGCATATTTGAAGGAGTCCAAATAATGGGCAGTCTTTTTCAAGGTTCGCCACAAACGGCGACAAGTTACACCACCTCATCCACCGAGACCCCCAAGTGGATGCAGGATGCGATCTACAACCAGATCCAGCTCGCCACCAACGTTGCCAACACTCCGTTCCAGCCTTACAACATGCCCACCGTGGCAGAGTTGTCGCCGCTGCAGCAACAGGCCTACCAAAAGATTCAAACCAATCAAGGCGTATGGCAGCCTGGAATTCAAACCGCTCAGGCTGGGACTCAGAACCTGGCCGATACCACCTCGGTGCAAAACGTCAACCAGTACATGAACCCGTACCAGTCGCAGGTGATGGACGTCATGGCAAAACGAGGTGCTCGAAACTTGTCCGAGGACCTGCTGCCCGCCGTTCAGGATTCGTTCATCCGCGCGGGCGGGTTCGGGGGCACGCGCATGGGGGAGTTCGGTGCTCGGGCGCTGCGCGACACGAATGAGACCATCATGAACCAGCAGGCTCAGCTCGCCCAGGCGGGCTACGGGCAGGCACTGGGCGCAAGCCAGGCCGACCTCGCCCGCCGACAGGGCGCGCTCACGCAACTGGCTGACATTTCCCGCACCGGCCAGGCCATGAACACCGCTGACGTCGCCGCGCTTGAGTCTGCCGGAGCCAGCCAGCAGGCCCAAATGCAAGCCCAGCTCAACGCTGCCAAGAACGCCTACATGGAGCAACAGCTCTACCCCCGGCAGCAGCTCGACTGGCTCAGCACGCAGGTGCGCGGCATGGCCCCTATCACCCCGACCAGCACCACGCAGTCGGGCAGCACCACGGGCGCTACGTACTCGGCTTCCCCTCTGTCACAGCTCGCCACCGGGTTGTACACGTACAAGGGCCTGACCAGCTAAAAAGGAACAGACATGGGTTACGAACTTGACAGAATCATGGCGCAGTACGGGGTAGCAACCCCGTCGGCGGTTTACGGCGGCATGGCTCCGGTGGCCCCGGTCGCTCCGGTTTACTCGGAGCAGCCCGCCGCCGCGCCGATGTCTTTTGGGAGCTTAAAGAGTGCTTTAGGCCCTCAGGGGGCGGCTGCTCCTTCTTATGAGCAGCAGGTCAATGACTACAACGCCCTGATCGCCAAGTACAACGAGGACATGCCCCGGTACCTGGCGGAGAAAGCCCGCGCTGAGCAGGCCGCCGCGCTGCACGAGGCTGCAATCAAAGCGGGCGGCATGTACAACCAATCTCAGTTTGGCTATCAAGGCGGCAACCCTGACATGATCCAGGTGAGTGACATTCCTAAACCGGACTTCACCCCGCTGGCCCCGTTGGCGTATATGGGCTCAACGCTTGGCACCAACGCTGCGGGCGAGCGCACATCTCTTCAAGACGCCGGGGGTGTGGGCGGTGACGGCGTTTCAACCGGCAACGGCGGAGTAACCACCACGGGCGGGTTCGGCACCTTGGGCGCGCTGGGCTTGATGGGCCAGGCCGCGCTGGGCGCGGTCGCCAACGCGATGAGCACCCCCAACACCCAAGCCCAACAGGACGCTATCAGCGTCGTGGACATGGGGCCGACCTCAATGGGTGCGAGCGCCATGGGTGGCACCACCGGGCCGGGTTCCGCCTCGGGTATCGGCGTGGGTAGCACCGAAGGTATCAACGGTATGGATGCGGCTTCGGATGCCGCCTCAGCCGCCGCTGCTGGCGTGGCTGCCGCTGATGGCGTTGGTGCGGACGGTATGGGTGTAGGTAGCGTGGGCGGAGACTCTTCTGGCGCTTCCTCAGGGGGCGTGGGCGCGGGTGACGGCGGGGGCGGTATTGGCGCGGGTGAAGGTCTCGCTCGCGGCGGCGCGGTGCGTCGTAAATTTCAAACCGGCGGCCTGAACGACCTGACCGACAAATATGAGCTTTCCGCTGAAGAGGCCGCACTGCCGACTCCGGCGGTGAGCGCGGACCCCCTCATGGCGCAACAACCCGCCCCCGCTCCTGTCGCCGGAGCTCAAGCCCCGGCTGCGGGCGCACCTGCGGGAATGCCTGCGGGGCTTGAGCAAATGCTTGCCCGGTATCAGGGGGGCCCAGAGGGCTCAATGTACGGCACCGAGCTGAAGGCCGCGCGCACAGCCGCTTCGGCGGAGTCTGAGAAGTTCGCAAAGATGATTGAAGGCGCTATGACCCAGGGCGGCGAGTCGGCCCCGTCAAAAGCGGAGATGTACTTCCGGCTGGCGGCAGCGTTCGGCACACCTACCCGCACGGGCAGTTTTGGGGAGAGCCTGGGCGCGGCGGGCAAAGCCATGGGCGAGTACCAGAAGGACGTGCGCGACGCTGAGAAAGCCTCACGAAACAGCAAGCTCCAGCTCGCCTTAAAGGGCCAGGAGCTCCGCATGACCGGAGCTAAGGAAGACCTCAACACGCTGCGCACCCTGGCCGGTGAGGAGATGAAAGACAAGCGCGCGGTAGCCACCAAGCTGCTCGAGCAATACATCAAGTCCGGCGAGCCTGAGTCCGCAGCGGGCAAGCAAGCCAAGGACGAAGGCCTCCGGCCCGGAACACCCGAGTACCAAACCCGGGTGAAGAAGATCGCCGAGAACAACGTCGAGACGCAAATGTCCAGGGTCAACGCGACCTTGGCCAATATGTCCGTCGCGCAAGCCAACCTTGCCCTAGCTCAACAGAAGTTTGGCTTCCAGCAGGACCAAGCCTCCAAGCTGACCGGGCCGGAGTTGAAAATCAAATCCGAAACCGAGGACTCGCTCAACAGCCTCAAGGGGTCCATGGGCATCTTGAAGCGCGCCTTCGACCTCAACAAAAACAGCATGGGCGGATCGCTGGTGGACAAAGGTACCCGCTTGGCACTGGAGGCCTCTGGCTCCAAGGACCCTGTGTTGGTGAACACGCAAGAGCTGGAAAACCTGCTCACCGATCAAATGATCAGCTCGGCGGCCGAGAAGATGAAGGGCGTTTTGTCCGACTCGGACATCAAGCTGTTGTCCATGGTCTCCGGCGCGAAGTCCAAGAACCAAGAAGAACGCAGGCGCATCATGCTCAACGCCTACGGTGCCTTGCAGCGCGGTTTTGAGAAGCAACAAAAGCGCTTGAACGAGATCAACCAGGGTCTGTATCGTGAAACAAACCCCATGGGAGGGCTTGAGTAATGGCTGACGGCATCACGAACACCGCCCGCGCCTTTTTGGGCCAGGGCCTTGGCATGGGCTGGGGCGACGAGGGCGAGGCCTGGCTGCGCTCAAAGCTCGGCGGCAGGCCCTATGAGCAAGCGCTGCAGCAGATTCGCCAAGAGTATGCTCAGTACGCACGCGAGAACCCAGCAACGGCAATGGCTGCTGAGTTCGCCGGTGGCATGGCTCCCGCCGTCGGGATGATGTTTATTCCTGGCGCTCAGCCTGCCGCTGTTGCTCAGGCGCAACGCTCCACCGTTGGCGCTCTCGGCCGTCTGGCAGCCCTTGGTGGGGCCACTGGTGCGGTGTCTGGCGCTGGGTCAGCCACAGAGGGCGAGCGGGGCACAGGGGCCGTCGTTGGCGGCACGCTGGGCACGATCATTGGCGGTGGCGCACCCGTTGTGCTGCGCAGCACCAAAAGCGCTGGCCAATGGCTGCGTGATCGATTGGCCCCCACAGAGGCAACCATTGCCTCGCGGGCTGGCGAGAAGATGACCCGGGCCATGCGTGAGTCTGACCTGACGCCACAGCAGATCGAGCAGATGATGGCCAAGGACCGTGCCATGAATGTGCCCAGCACCCTGGCCAACGTGGACGGGGCCATGGCCGACTTGGCTGAGGCCGTGGCGCAACGCACCGGCAAGGGCACGCGCAAGGTGGAAAAAACCCTCACGCAGCAGAAAACCGGTGCACGCGAGCGCACATACCAGCAGGTCTCCAAAGGCTTGCAGCCTGGCGACTATTACACCGACGAGGCCAATCTGGTCAAAGAGCTGCGCAGCCGGGCTCAGACCGTTTACGACGACGCTTATGCCCACGGCGATGTGGATGACCCCCGTATCGTTGAGGCGCTCAAGAACCCGCAGTTCCAGCAGTTTTTCCAGAAGGCCCGCAGCATCGCTGACACTGAGGCCATGGCTGCAAAACTGCGCGGCGAGGACCCGTCAAAGTTTGCACTGCCTGAGATTTACAAGCCATCGGGCAAGTTCACCGAAAGCGGTGCCGAGGTCTTGGAGCTGACCCGACTGCCCGATGTGCGCACGCTGGACTACATCAAGCGCGGCATTGACGCCACCATCGAGTCCGGATTTGCGGGCAAGGGCTTGTCCAAAACAGAGGCCAGCGCATTGCGCGACCTGCGCAAGGTGTTTGTGAACGCCATCGACGAGAACGTCCCAGCGTACCGCGACGCCCGCAAGGCCTACGCGGGCGACATGGAGGTGATCGATGCGATGCGCGCCGGTATGAGCGACTTTGGCAAGCTGGACCACGAGCAGGTGATCAAGCTGGTGTCCGGCATGGGCAACGCCGAGAAAGAAGCCTTCCGCACGGGTGTTGCGCGCAATCTGTACGGCACCATCATGGACCCGTCGACGAACTTCAACGCGGCCAACAGAATCATCAACTCGCCCGAGACAACGGCCAAGCTCCAGCCCCTGTTCGACGACCCAGCCCACTTCCGTTTGTTCAAGGCGGCCTTGGAGCGCGAGGCCCAGTTGTTCCAGCAGGCCAACAAAATCTTGGGCGGCTCGCAAACTGCCAAGCGTCAGGCCATGGCCGAGGGTTTGGATGAAAGCCAGGGCGTTGGCCAAGCTATGGTCCAAGGGGCCTTTGGCAACTTCAGCGGCGCGCTGTCCGGTCTGGCCACGCGCTTTGCCAACAGCGCCACGATCACCCCGCAGGTGGCCGACAAGCTGGCCGACATGCTGATGGCCAAGAACCCGGCCGAGGTGGCCTCTGTGGTGAAGTTCCTCGAGGATTACGCCGCTGGCCAGGTGCCCAAGGCGGTCAAGGCAACGGCTGGCGAGGCTGGCGCTGTGATGGGAACCACGACCTCGATCTTCAACCCACCGGCCGTCGAGAGTGACACCTCTGGCGACATCGAGGCCGCGCTGCCTGCGACACCCGATGTGCCCGATGGCGAAAGCGATCTGGACCGAGAGTGGAGAAAGATGAACACACCCCGGGGGCAACTCCCCGACTCGCTCGAATGATTGTCTCCTGTTCCTGTTGGGAACCTTACCCCGCCCTAACCCGGCGGGGTTTTTTCTTCTGGGGTGATGAAGCCGACAACGTGGATCCGCTCCAAGATGATGCGCAGGTGATCAGCCGCTGCGCGCTGGCCTTCGCGCTCGGCCCGCTCGATCGCCGCCTGGACGCTGGCGGGCGACTTCGACCAGTGCAGCCCCGGGCCAAGCAGGGCTCGGATGTACGGCCAGGGGGTTTCAGTTGCCGACACGGTACGGGTGGTTTTCTGGCAGGTCGAGCCGACCGCATTTTGGTGATCGACAGGCGCGTCCTTTAGGGCAGCCGGGGCATGGGTCGTCTGATTCGGTGACGGCTTGCGGTGCCAGCCTGTCTTGCAGCTCCTTGACCCGCTTTTCCAGCGCTTCATTTTCGGTGGTAAGACGCTCATTGCGCGCCCGCAGCAGGCGGTTCTCGTAGTCCAGCTCAGCGACCAGCATGTCGAGTTGCATTTCTTCTGGGCTCATGGCGTTTCCTTTACAAATCCATTACTTCAACATCGTGCGGCTTTTTCTTGCCCGCCAGTATTTCGTGAATGCGCCGCTCGGTTTCCCGGTGCGCCTTGATCATGGTCCTGGCTGGCAGGGCTTCGAGCAGGTCGCCGTAATCGGCCAACACACCACGCACAGCCTGGATGCCTGCGCCGTCCAAGCGGATGTTGCCGCCATTTTTGTGGCGTTTGCCTGCCATGGCCATGGCCGTCACTGCGTCCGGCAGCAGACCAGATGCGTCGGTGATTTCGACGGGGTCGCCATCGCAGTCAAACCACGGACCGTTGTTGACCAGCGTTTCCATGAGGTTCACCGCGTCGCTGACCACGCGCCAGTCTTCAGTGGTGGGCGCTGGGGCCTTCTCCATGGCCTCAAGGCCCTGGTGCATGCGCGTGAGCTGGTGTCTGCGCAGGTGCTCTGCCAGCGGTTCGCTGGGGCTGGCCAGCATGACGTCAAAGAGTGTGTAGCGGTAGACGTAGACCGTTTTTTGAGGCTTGCGTTTTTTCATAGTCCGGCGATCTTTTGGGCGGCTCTGTGCAGCCGCGCGTTGAACCAGCGCCTGATCGCATAGCTGCGCACCAGGCTGATGATGGTGAACCAAGCCCCAATGGCCAGGTTATCCGACAGCGGCAGGTGAATGCCAAACATCGGAAAAATTGCAAGCTGGCTGGCCAGCGCCACGCCGTAGCCGATCACCACGTTGAACACGGACTCGATCAGCGATGCGGTGCGGGACTGGTTCATTTCAGCAGGGCAAAAATTGCATAGGTTGCAAACAAAATGCCATTCATCCAGTGCTTGCCGATCCAAGCAGCCAAGAACACGTTGCTGGTCAGCCAAAGAAACTGGGCGTCAGTCATTTCTGTTTCCCAGGCATTTTTTGACCTCTTCGTACACATCGTTTCTCACGTAGTTGTCAGCTTCACGCTTGTCCCACCCTGCGTAACGCATCTCGTTTTCGCAGTGTTGAAACAACATATACATTTTGCGCAGGCAGTCGGCGGCTCTGCCGTGCCCTGGGTGCTGCATTTCTCTCTCCAGCATGTCGGCCAGGCGCAAGGCCTCTGGCATCTTGCCGATGCGCAACAGCTCTGCGGTGTCAGCCTCGCTGGCGTAAGGGTCAAAATGATCGCCAGCTTTTTGGAATGTGGGGGGGGTATTTGTTGTGGGTGGAATACTCATTTCTGTTCTCCTGTTTTTGCGTCCTCAAACATCCAGTCCTCAACGTCTTGCAGCCGGTAGCGGATGTGTCCCTTGGGGCCGCCACCGAGCTTGATGAATTTGGGGCCCTTGCCTGCCATGCGCCAGTTTTCCAGCGTGCCAACCGAAATCTTGATCAACTGGGAGACCTCCTGCGGCGTCAGCATCTGGTTTTCAAACTTCTCCATGCGGGTACTCCTTGCGGACCGCCCGAAGGCGGCCCTTGTTCACGTTATTCAGCGGCTGCTGGGGCTGTCTCTGCAGCGGGGTTCACCACGGGGATGTTTTGCGCCTCAGCTTGTGCTTTGGCCTGCGTCTCCAGGTTGTTCAAGAGCACCCAGGCGTTGGTCTTGGTGGGCAGGTCGCCAAGAATTGCGTGCAGGAAGTTGAACTCGCTGACGGACAGCTTGAGGGTGATGGTTTGTTCGTTCATGGTTTTCTTACTTAGGCTGGTATGTGCCCAAAAGCACAGGGGTGGTTTTCACAGTTGAGCGAACCAGATCGGCCAGCTCGTTTGCCATTTCCTCTTCGTGCTGCTCCAGATTCTGGACACGCAGAGTGATGGTGGGTTTGTCGCCGCTTGTGCGCACGCCAAGGCGCAGCACAAACAAGCGCGATGCCAGGCCGTGGTAAGGCACGGTTTCGAAGTAAACCAGGGTGGGCAGCGGCTCGGTGCTGGTCGCTTGGACGCTTTCAAAAGCGCTGCGGCTGGCGGCGTGCTGCTTCTCGGTGTTCTCCATCTTGCGCATGGACTCGATGGTGACCTTGCGAACAGCGGCGATGGCTTTGGGGTTTGGGATGATGCCCTCATCGTTGAAGCAGGACACCATGCTGGGCCAGTCCTCCATGAACTCGGCGATCTCTTGCTGGCTGCGTAGCTGACCGTTGGCGATGTGCTGCAGGGCTGAAAACGCGGCTGTTCGGCGAGCCTCAAGCACGGCCAGGTTGTCGGCCTGCCCTGGCTCTTCTGGAACGCCAAGATTCAAGACCGCCGTTGCCGACATGGCCTGTGCGTTGACAAACACCGTGGCTCCGATCTCAGCGTGCGCTTCCACGTAGGTGGCAAAGTCTGGCAGCGCGTTGGTCTTCATCACACCGATGGCGCGGCGGCGATTGGTCTGGTGTTTTTCCAGGTCATGCAGCCGGAAGTTTTCTGGCAGCGCGGCCACAAAAGATGCGCCGACATTGTTGTTGGCGGCGGTGATGGCCTCTGACAGTTGCAGGGCCTCGATGGCGTCTTTGTCGATCATGTCGGCTCCTTAGACCAGCTCGCCCTGCTTGCCCATCAGCGAAGGCTGAGCGAGCGAGAGAGCGCCGTATTTGCCAACGTGCAGGACGGTGGCGCGTTTTTCCTCTTCGCCAGACTTGCCGTCCAGCGTGGGTTTGACAAATTTCAGCGTGTGCTCGCAACGCACCTGGCCGGTACCTGGAATCTGGGAAAAGGACAGCTTGATGTTGACCTCGCCGACCTTGTCGTGGTCGGTGCAGGCAGCGGCCACTTGGGACAGGGCAATCGAGAGCTTGCGCTCAAAGATACCGCCGTCCAGATCGGTGAAGAACTCGGACACGTCTGTTGCGGCTGCAACGCTGATGGGGGATGGTTTGTTGTCGCTCATGGTGGGCTCCGGGGTTTAGATAGCGTCCGCGTTGTCGTTGTTGGCAACGCGCTCGATGGGCACACCAGCCTCGACATAATCGCCGACGTCAGCAGTGCTGGGGTTCTCAATCACAAAGCGGTCCTTGACCAGGTGGCGCAGCACTTGGGCTTTGCTGCCTGCGCGCACAAGGCGAATGGTGTCGCTGCCGACTTCGCGGATGAGGTAAATGCGGTATTCCATGGAGGGCTCCTGTTGGTGAAAAGGGTGGGCCTACTCGCTGCGTCTGTCAGTGGCAGGAACGCCACCCGTGCCAGCATCCGCTTTCGGCCCAAAAATTAAATGGGGCTGTCGTGCTCTTCGGTTGGCGCGTCAGTTTGCTGCATGTCAATCACACCGTCGTCGTCGGCGTGCTGCGCTTGCTCTGGGGCCTGTTCCGCAACCTTTTGCAAGCGGCTGGGGCGTCGGGTTGCAGCGGGCGCTTCAGCGGCTTGTGCGGCCTCTGGCGCGGCCTGCTCTGGCGGCATGAACAGCTCGTCGTCCTCTTTCAGCACGCCGTCAATGTCGGTGCTCAATGGCAGGCGCTTGCTGTGGCGGCGGATGACAGTCTTCTTGGCCATCTCGGCAAAGTCGGACACCCAGGGGCCAGAGCTGCCGGAGCGGCTGCGTGCCTTGATCGCCAGCACGTCCTCGACGCTCATGACCTCGCGTGACTTCTCGCCGTCCTTCATGGTGACGATGGAGTAGACCGCGATCAGCTTGCCCCGGTTGGCCAGGTTCGGCTTGTGCGTGATGTGCTCCTCATCGCCCAAGCAAAAATCAAACTGGTCGTTTTCGTAGACCGCCTGCACCGACCAGGTGCTGATCTCGCCCGAGTTGCGCACCAGCTTCATGATGCCAGCGACCATCGGCATCCACTGCGCCTGGTCTTTGAAGGTGACGATTGCACCCTCGCGGCCGTCTGGCAGCAAACCCATCTGCGCGGCCTTTGTGGCGGCGGCAAACAGCGTGCGGCGATCAGCGTTGAGCAGGTTGGGGTTGGTCTGCACAGCGGTCAGCGTGACGCGCACAAAGCGGTCAACACTGACGTGCGCTGGCAGGGCAGCTTTGAACTGAGGGGACATGCGCTCGATGGCGCTTCGGACTTCGTTGATGACAGCGACTTGGCTCATTTGAGTTGCTCCTTAAAACCCGGTGGCCGACCGGTGGCGGTGTTGCTTGTTTCCAAACAGTTTAACATCATTTAGTGGGTTTGCGTGGGTATAAGCGAAGATTTCTGAACCCTGCGCGGCCACCGTAGGACTTGCCCACCATGTCGGCCGTAATCAGGGTCGGCGGGGTGTCTGCCTGCATCGCGCAGCTCACACTCCATTCGCTTGTAAGTACCTTTTCAGCGTCACCGATGTGCTTGAAGATTTCAGCCTTGGCCACGTCTTTGTCGTCCTTGGCGTTGGCCTCGTCGGCTGCGGCTTTTTTATACCGCTCGATCAACTCGGCCAGCACATCGTCGCTGCTGGCGTCCAGAACCTTGCCCGGCTTGGCGTACTGGTTCAAACGGATCAGCACCTCGGCGTCGCCTGGCATTACCGGGTCCGGCTCCTCGCCTGCGTCCACCGTGCGCCAGAAGTCGGCCACCTTGGCTTTGATCGCGGCGATCACCGGCTCATCGCGCAGGCGCTCGATCACCACGCCCCGGTTGCCGCCGATGAACGCGCCGATAAATGCGCGCTCAAAGCCAGACACGGCCATCTGGTGCTGGACTTGAAGCTCAATGTGGGTTGGGGCCTCTATCGAACCGTCATCATGCTCCAGCCAACCATCCCGAAAAGCCAAATAGTCCACATTTTTGATTTCGAGGTGCACGGGTTCACCGAGGTTTGTAATCACAAAATCAAAGCTCGACCCCATGCGTAAATCAGGATTCCTGAAATACTCTTTCATCGGTTTTACTTCCCAACCTTGCTCTTCAGCGATGCCATAAGCAATTGCCGCCTCAAGCCGGTTTCCCCAAGCCATTCGATCATTTGTTTTGAACTCTGGTACAACGCCAGAGCGTTTCCGGTGCCAGAGGTCAAATTGAGTCATGTAAGGGCTTTCACCAAACAAGCATGCCGATTCGGTGGATGTGACGTCCTTCTTGCGCAGCTCCAGCCATTGCTCTTGACTGGCGGTGACGATGATTTCAGTTGCCATGGTGTTCTCCCAGCAGTATTTTTCCGGCCGCATCCGGGAACCGCGCCCCGTGAGCAGCCACCATGTTGGCGTCGATTACTTCGTTGAAGCCGTCGCACGGTGCGATCCAAAACCCGTGCTCGCCGTCATCCTGCGTGGCCTCAACGATGCCCACCAGGCCCCTGCCGCTGGTGAACCAGATTACTTTGTGGATGGTGGTCATGCTGCCTCCGTTGCTTTTGGCGCAGCCAGCGAAATCTGCAGCGGCTCCAAAAATTCGCTGCTGTGGACTCTTAAAAAGTCGTGTATTTTTACGGCCAATGGCATGCCTCCAACCACCAGATTGAAAGGCAAATCAAAGCAGTGCCACTCTCCTTCTCCGATGTTGGTTGCTGAAGGTTGGTGGGTTGCATTCATCAAGGCTTTTAATTCTTTGCTGAACGTGACACCCGCACGTTTTTCAATTTGATCTACGGTCAAATTTCCAAGCATGATGTTCATGGTTGCTCTCCTTTTGCTTTGGTGATGGCGGCGCGAGCTTGGAAAAGCGCTGGCTGCATTTCGAGATCGCCGACCCCATGCACAGCCATGTGGTCGCGCAAAATAACCTCCAGCGCCTCCAGCAGATCAGGCGCTGCGGCGATCAGGCGGGCGTTGGCTTTGTTGTCGCCGGTGTTGGCAATAAATACACCAGCGCGGCCTTCTTCGTTACCAAGTTCATCAACAAGCGGCCACGTTTCCGACTGGCTGCGAACCATGATCGGGTAAGTTTCAAAATCGGCCTCCCAAGGCCCTGGTGTGTGTTTCATAGGTCGCTCCTTTCAGCTTCCGTTAAATTTGCCGGGAAATCCGGCCTTCAAATCACAGGACGATGTTCGCTCTCCAAACGAAAACATCAAGTCCAACGATCAAAATTACAGACAAAAATACAACAGCTTCAACGTAGTCAATCATGGGCCTGCGCCATAGTCGGATGGGTTTGGCGGGGCCTCGGTAAATAATCATGCGGCCTCCTTGACCGAGCGGCGGCCGTTTAAAAACCGCAGCCAGCACTCGGCGCACAGCCAGCGCGTGGCGCTCAGGAAAATGCCGCCTTCTGGCAGGCGTTCGCGGTTGCATTCAGAGCAGTGTTTCATGGTTATTCTTGGCGAATGCAGATAAATCGTAGATTTTTAGAGCTGCCAGAAACCAGTGGTTTTGCAGCATTTCCGGCGGCTTGGCAATGTTGCTCCGTTTTGAAGTTCGGAATATTCATCAGGGTTACGCTGTCGCCACTTGCAAGCGCTCCTGCGTAGATGTACAGAATCAGTGTCCAACTCATTTTTCGTCCTTAATCAGCGGCTCGCCCATAAACGTCGGGCTCACCTGTTCGTGCAGTTTGTTCATCTCGCCTCGGTACTGGCTGAGCGTTTCCCAGGCCTGGTCGTACCAGGGGCCGTCGTACTTGGCCAGGACGCATTCCAGGTCCAGCGCCAACCGGTGGGCAAACCGGTGGGCAACCTCGTCCATGGCGTCCCCGATGCGGTCCAGCGATGCGTTGATCGCCCGGTCCACACTGGACTGCGCCTGCTTTTGCATGCCGTCGATGAAGCCGCGCTCGTAGTCCGGGCCTTGCTTTAATACCAAGCCGCCGACAACACCGATTAGCCGCTTGATCTCATCCACCAGCGCTTTTGTTGTTTCTGGATCCACCGGAACAGAGCATCCGGGCATCAACCATTCTTCTTTCATGAGGCCTCCAAAAAGCTGATCGGAAGGTAGCAGCACGCCCGGTCGCGGCTGCTGGACGCGGCCACAAACGACTGGCGGTGCGGGTTGTTGACCTGCTCGGGGTGGTCCATCCAACGGCGGCAGTTTTGGCATTTGTCGCACACGGTGGCGGGCAGGCAGCGGCTGTAGTCGAAGGGGAGGGGGGTCATGGCTGGCCCCCGTTTTTTTCGCGCAGCTTGGCTTCAATGGCTTGGGCAAAATTGACTGCCTTGTCCGCCTCAAAATCATCGACCTCTTGCCAGCGAATTGGGTAGGCCAGCTTGAGTATTTCATCATCCGTCAGCCCAACCCATTGCCGCTGTGCTGTCTCTTTGTGTGCTGCATCTCTGTTTTTTCTCGCCTCAATACGGGCAAACACACGCTCATCTTGTTCAACGCCAATGTCCTGCACAGGTGCTACTCTGTTGGCTTCTAGTGCCTTCCACCACCCAAACGCATAAGCACGTTTCTCTGCCTCTGTTTGGCACTCTGGTGGCGGCTCTTGCAAAGGTGTTGCGGGTTCAGTAGTCAACTGCTGGTTTACAACTGCTGCGGGTGGGGTGGTGTAGAGGCAGTGCTGAGCGTCACAGCACGCTTGCCGGTTTGGGCACTTGTCCTCACCATCCCAGCAAACAGGCTTACGCTCCTGCACAGGTGCTGAACGGGCTTGCTTGATGGCGGTGATGGCATTGACACATTGCTGCGCCTCCAACTTCCAGCCGCTGCCACCGGCTTCTACGATGCGGCTTCGCGCTTTCTTCAACGCCTTCAGCGCCAAGTCAAAGGCTAATGCTTCGTCTTTGGTCATGTTTAAATCCATTTCTGTTCAAGAACGCACCACATAACACGGTCTGCTTCTGTTATCTGATTGCCGCGCACCACTTCATCAAAAGGGTAGCCGAGTCGGTAATACCCATCAGCATCGAAGGTCAGCAGTGTTTCATTTGCATCAAGCTCAACCAACACATGACGCTTGCCGTTTTTCAGTTCTTTTCTATATTTAACCTTCACAACAGCCTCCCCGAGCGCGCCAGGCGGCACTGCTCTTTCATGTCTGCGGTGAAGTCCGGATGGAACTCGGCCTGGGAGCAATCAATGCGCTTGCTTTCGGTGCGCGGTGCGTACAGCAGCACCAGCGCGGCAGCCGCAGCCCAGATGGCGACGGCTAGGTATGGGTAGGTTTTCATATTCCCGCCCCCTTCTTGGCGCAGGGCCAGCGTTTCTCTAATGTGGCTTGCACAAAAATGTCAGCCGGTAGGTGACGCTCTGAGGGTATGCGCTCTAACGTTTGCTTGACCATGTCCGCCATCTGCCCCAGCGTGACCTGTCCAGCAGGAATACATATCGCTATCCCTGCTTGCGAATCAGCAACACCAGCGATGTAACCCATTGCAGACAGACGGTCACTGTTGAGTTTGTTGTACAGCTCTTGGCCTGAATACAGGATTGAGCTTGGTTGTGCGTGTGCCGTCGAACACAGCAACGCCGTGATGAATAAAAGTTTTTTCATGCTTCCCTCGCTTTCAGCATGGCGTCGGCAACAAAATAGGCGTCTCGTGCGTACATGTCCGCGCCGGACTGTGGCTGCACTGGGCACGCCAACATCCCCTGCATCGCCTTGGCCGCAAAGTAGTCGCGCAGGGTCATGCCTTTTGCGGGGTACCCGTACTCGTTGTCGGCGGTAGATGGAAACGCTGGCCCACCTGTGTTTTCATTCATCGGTTTTCTCCTTAATTGCCTCATCCCACGTCAGCGCCTCAACGCTGGACATGTCGGTCCATTTCATTGCGCGGGCGGTGGCCAGCGTGTAGGTGTCTTTCCAGTAGTGGCTGCCATCGGCCCACATCGCTTGCGCTTTGGCAATCGCTGCAGGCTTGGACCTGGCCACCACGTTATAGAGCCGCAGCCACTCGCCCGTCTGGCGGTGCTGGCCAAACACGGCCCACTTCGGTGAAGGCTTGGCAGGCCGCGTTTTTTGCTTGCCTGTGCCCTTGCAGCCAAAGCAAGTGGTGCCGTGCAGCAGGTTGAAAGAGTACCGACCCGTGCCGTTGCACCTGGTGCAGGTGTAGGTCTGGCGCTCGGCGACGTCGCTCATGCCTGCCTCCGGCTTTCATAGGCTTCCGCCAGGCTGCGTGGCGTGCGCAAAGGGAATGGCAGCACCAGGCTGCTGATCTGTCCATCCAACACCGGCGCGGCCAGCTTGGTTTCCTGCTTTGCCATCACCCAGCGATTGCCAAGCTGGCGCAGGCTGCGCACCCACTTGCGCATGTTGGTGCGCTGCGTCTCGCGGTCGGCGTGGCCAATGCACCAAAGGCGGCGGCCGGTTTTCAAAAGTTTGGTGTTCATGCTTGCTCCTCGTGGTTAATCCAAGCCGCGTCCAGCTCTCCGGCCGCGTAGTTTCTAGTGAATTGGTCTGCCTTGGGGTCCTTAAGAACCTTCAAAGCGTAGGCGATCGCCTCGTCCAGCGGCCAAGCCTGTGGCTCGCCATCGCTATCAGGGTGGGGAAAGGCAGGGTTGACCGTGAAGTGTTGCATCGGGGCTCCAAAAGAACGCAGCGCCTGCTGCATGGTGGGGTGGATGTAATTCATGCTGCGCTCCTGCTTTGCTGGCCAGCCTGGTAAGCGGCCAAAAGCGCTGCCTTGATGGATGCGACGTTGAGGTCGTGAAAATCAAGCCCGTCGCTGTTTCTGGTTTCCAAAGTCTCCAAGCCCAGGGTCTGCTTGGCGATCTGGTCAAGTGCCTGTGTGAGGGTCATGCTGCTCTCCGTTTGGTGTTGCGATAACTGCATCATCGCTCTGTTTTAAATGGGCTGCAAGTGGTTTGCGTGGGTTTATACGAGATATTTTAAGGCGGGTGTTGCTTTTTACGCTACACTTACCGGCATGATTGCAGAAACCAAAGACCCAGCCCTGGAAACGCCAGCCGATAAGTGCATCGACGCCTTCGGTGGTGTGCGCGCACTTGCCCGCGCTTTGGAGCGAAATCCCAGCTCCGTGGTGCGCTGGCGCAAGCCCAAAGACGAGGGCGGCAGCAACGGAGCGGTGCCATCAGCCCTGCAGGGCCGAATTCTGGCCATCGCCCAGGCCCGGGGTTTAAACCTCACGGCCGAGGACCTGATATTGCGCTCGGCGAAGGATTGGTCCTTGTAATGGTGGCCGACCGGATGCTGCTGTCCGTGATCTCGCACACACGCTACGAGTTGCCCCGGGACATTGCCGCCCGCGTCGGCCTGCGCAGGGTCAACGCCTCGCTTGGCAGGCTGGTGCGCAGCGGGCTCTTGGAGCGTGTGCCCGGACCCACCTGCTTTTTGTACCGCTCAAAACAGGCCCGAATTACATGAGCAAAAAATACGGTTGCTATAACCGCCCAGAGTATCGCAAGATGCTACCCGTGCAAGACGGCTGGTGGCTTGATGGCCAGACCCGAGTGGCCAAGATGACGCCCAGCCCGTTTCGCATGTCGCCCGAGTGCCAGTACACCCACACCGCGCTCGGACAGGCAGATCACAAGTGTGTGGGGTGTAAACACAAAACGGAGGGCTGAATGAGCCAACCCGAGAAAAAACCACAGCCACCAATCAGGTGGCCATTTCCACCCGCCACCGGGCCCGTCCCTTGGACACCAGGCCAGCTGCGCGCCTACCAACAGCAGCAACGTGAGCAAGCCGGGGAGGCACCATGGTAAGCACTGAAAACACCGCCTGCAAACACGACTGGCATTTTCTGCCCGGCACAGATCGACTGCGCTGCACCCGTTGCAACGTAGAGACCGGGCCCAGCATGCCGGAGCAGCTCGCGCAAGACATGCTGCGCGACGTGGTCCTTATGGGTAGCGCTTGGAGTCAAAACGGTAAGCGCATCGATCCGGCGGAGGTGTACGCGGATCCAGCCCAGCAATCCGAACAAACCGTTTCTCTTGAGGTTGCAATCGAGATGGTGCTGCGCAACGGCCCTACGTTTGAGACGATTGCGGGCTTGTGCAAGATGGCTGTTGAGGCTGAGCGGAAATCCTGCGCACGAATCGCGGAGACATCGCCAGACCGTTATCACGCGGCTGCCGCCATCCGCGCCCGGAGCAACTCATGAACTACCACGGCGCAATCACCCAAGCCTTGGTCGACGAGCTTCTGGCCGTCGTCCACAAATACGAACAGACCATGCTGCTGCCCACCGCGCTTGGCTGCCTGGAAATCGTGAAGCATCAGCTGATTCAGGATCACCGGGAGGACGACGAATGATCCACTACACCCGCGAAGGCGAGTACCTGCGCCTGGGTCTGAACTTCCGCTTCACGCCCGGCGGCTTCGTGCTGCTGTGGGCCTGGTACGACTTCGCCAGCCACAGCGCCAGCATCTACCGTCTGCGCGTTCGCATGCACCGCAAGCCTCGATTCATGTTTGCGAAAAACAAGCACAACGTGATAGACGCATACCTGCACCTGCACGGCATGGAGGTTGTGCGCAGTGAGGTCTTGGCCGACCTTAAGTCTATCGAGCAAGCCACCTGGCGCCGCATAGACAAGAAGGCGTGGATTCAGCCGGGGAAGCGATAATAGTGGTAACATGCTTGCGTCCCTTGGCGGGGATTCATAGGCAAGCCCAGGCCGGGACTCTGCTGGTGCCTACCAGTCCGCCAACACCGAAAGGTGAGAGCCCCGACCTGGGTTTTTTCATTTCAACCATGGCAAAAACCATTGATATCACAGGGCAGCGGTTTGGAAGGCTGGTGGCGTCGGAATACGTCAAAAGCGACAACGGCGCAATATGGGCTTACAAATGCGATTGCGGCAACAGCGTCATCCAAAGAGCCACCCACATTCAACGAAAGTTGAAAAAAGGAAGGCCTGTTTCTTGTGGATGCGTAACGGCCCACACAAGGGTTTTTGATGATGGCATTAAATGCTTTGGATGCCTCACAAACAAACCACCCTCGCATTTCAATAAATCAAAAAACGGTTACCAACCAAGGTGCAAAGAGTGTCAAAAGCGATGGCGAACTGAAAACGCCGCGTATTTAAAACAGGCCAAAGCCGAGTACCATCAAAATCATCGAGAAAAACTCAACAAGGCGGCCAGCGAGCGGCAGGCAAAAAACAAAGAACAGTCAAACGCCAGATCAAAAAGATGGCGTGATGCAAACCCTGATCGCCGTAAAGAAATTGCGAACGCTTGGGTCAAAAGAAACCCAGAGTCGGCGGCTCAACATCAAAGGCTTAGAACAGCAAAAGCAAAACAAGCGCAACCAATTTGGGCAAACAAAGATTGCATGAAGGCAATTTACGCAGAGGCCAAGCGCAGACGTGATGCAGGAGAAAAATGTCACGTTGATCATATTGTTCCGTTGTTAAGCCCCATCGTTTCCGGGCTTCACTGCGAAGCCAATCTTCAGATCATTTCGGCATTCGACAACCAATCAAAAAGCAATCGCTACTGGCCGGACATGCCATGACCATCACACTTCGCAACTACCAAAACAAACTAATCGAGGACACTCGCGCCAACTTCATTGCGGGCAAGAGAAGGCAACTGCTTGTGCTTCCGACTGGTGGCGGCAAGACGGTTTGTTTTTCCTACATGGCTGGCGCAGCGAAAGACAAGGGGTTGCGCGTCTGGATCCTTGCGCATCGCGTTGAGTTGCTTGAGCAGATCAGCCGCACGCTTAGCGGCTTCAACGTAGAACACGGAATGATTGCCGCCGGGTATCCAGGAAACTGGCGCGCTCAAGTTCAGGTGGCGTCTGTGTTCACATTGGCGAGACGCCTTGATCGTTACCAACCAGCGGATTTGATCATCGTCGATGAGGCCCATCACGCAATCGCTGCATCAACATGGGGTAGCGTGATCAAGGCCTGTCCAAACGCGCGTTTGCTTGGCGTGACGGCCACACCAATTCGTTTGTCCGGTGAAGGCCTCAACGACTTGTTCGAGTGCATGGTGCAGGGGCCAACGGTCAAAGAGTTGATCGACATGAATGCGCTCTCGCCGTATCGCCTGTTTGCGCCAGCTGGCGTTGACCTTTCTGGTGTGCACACCAAGATGGGCGACTTTGTGCGCAGCGAGCTGGTGGACGCTATGAACAAGCGATCGATTACTGGCGACGCTGTTTCTCATTACCAGCGGCTGGCTCCAGGCAAGCGCGCCATTTGTTTTTGCTGCTCCATCGAGCACGCTGAGAACGTAGCAGCTCAGTTCCGCGAGGCAGGAATCACTGCCGCATCGATTGATGGAAGCATGGACAAGGTTTTGCGCCAGCAGGTGCTCGCGTCGTTCTCGTCTGGCGACATTTTGGTTTTGACGTCTTGCGACCTGGTGTCCGAGGGGTTTGACGTCCCGGCCATCGAGGTTGCCATCTTGCTGCGTCCAACAAAGTCTCTTGGCTTGTACCTGCAGCAGGTTGGCCGCGCACTTCGGATTTTTCCAGGCAAAGACGAGGCCATCATTCTTGATCATGCCAACGCTGTGCGAACGCATGGTTTTCCTGATGATGACCGCGACTGGTCGTTGCTCGGTTCCGAGAAACGCAAGAACACCAAAAAGTCAGAGACGCCAGTAAAAAGCTGCCCGGTCTGTTTTGCAACAGTTCCAAGCGCTGTAACTGATTGCCAATGCGGTCATCACTTTGAGCCTGTGGCGCGTGAGATCGAAGAAGTCGAAGGCGATCTGGTGGAGATGACCAAAGAGGCAAGGGATCAGCTTCGCGAGCAGGCAATCAAGCAACGCAAGATGGAGCAGGGCAGGTCGCAAACCGAGGCCGACCTGATTCGCATCGGCTACGCCCGGGGCATGAAACGGCCAGAGCTTTGGGCACGCCACGTGCTGCGCGCACGCGCCGCCAAGGAGGCACAGAAGTGACCTGCCCAGACTGCAACCACCCCCGCGTCACTCTGATCGACGGTACCAAGACCTGCACTTGGTCCGAGGCCTGGCGCGCTGAGACCGAAGCCCGCCACGTGCTGGCTATGCCCGGCAAATACGAACGGCGCGAGTACCTGCGCGGCCGTGAGGAGGCGGGCAAGATCGTCAAGCGCGGCGTGTTTCAGGTCAGGGGCGAGGCCGCATGCCTGCAGCTTGAGGCTCAGGTGCGCAAGGTCTGGGAGGCGCGGCGGTGACTGGGGGACGAGTTAAACCGGGAATTCCACCCCCGCTAAGTGAGACAGACCTGATGCGCCAGATCATGGTGGCGCTCTCAGCAGACGGGCACTTTGTGGCCAGGGCCAACGTAGGGTTGTTTTTTACCAAGGACGGTCGGCCTGTCAAAACAGGTCTGCCAGTTGGGTTTTCCGATGTGTTTGGCCACCGAGAATCTGACGTTCGAGCCTTTTATTTGGAAGTCAAAAAGCCGGACGCAAAGCCCACATCAAAAAAATCTCGAGATGCAAAATTGCAAGAAATGAAGGAAGCGAACTTTTCCACAATTGAGTTGCTTCGGGCAGACAACTGGATGAGGATGGGCGCAACACCTGATCAAGCTCAATTCCTGACGGCCATGAAAAAGCGAAAAGCCATCGCGGAAGTTGTGCGCTCCGTGGAGGAGGCCAGGCGGGCGCTTGCAGGGTAAACCTCAAACTATAAATTTATCGTGAGGTGTTGCGTTTTTCCACGCATCCGACCTTATACTGTCCATGGGGCTCGATCCGGTTAGCTACCGGGTGACACATGGCCTGACCCTGGCGAGGGCTGCCCCACCTTTTATTCGCCATAACCAAAGCCAGGCATGACGGACACAAAAACAACAGGGCAGAGGGACCCCATTTCCCTTGAGACAGCGGAGCGCATGCTCTCTTATGTTCGCGGTGTTGATGACCGCGAGACCTGGGTGAAGATGGCCTTCATCCTCAAAGAAGAATTCGGCGAGCCCGCCTTCGACGCGTGGGACGCCTGGAGCCAGCAGGGCACCAACTACAAACCAATCGACGCCCGCGACGTCTGGAAATCGTGCAAACCCGGTGGCAGCTCCAAACGCGCCACCATCGGCACGCTGATCGCTCTGGCCAAAGAGGGCGGCTACAAACCCACCGCCCAAGACCGAAAGCCGGTCGACCCAGAGGAGCGCCAGCGCCGGATCGCAGAGCGCGAGGCTCGCATGGCTGCCGAGGAGGCGCAGGCAAAAATAGACCGCGACGCCGCAGCCACGCGCGCGGCCGAGATGTGGGCCCGGGCCACCACCGTCACCAGCCACCCTTACGCGCAGCGCAAGTTGATCGAGCCCGAGGGGGCTCGCGTGCTGGGCGACGAGCTGCTTATCCCACTGCGACACGGGCCCGGCGCACTGGTCGGCCTGCAGCGCATCAAGTCCGACGGCACCAAGTTGTTTCTCAAAGGCACGCCCTCGGGCGGTGCTTACACGGTGCTGGGCAAGCCCAACAAACAAGGCACCATCGTGATCGCCGAGGGCTGGGCCACCGCCTGCTCCATCCGGCAGGCCACCGAGCACTGCGTGGTGGTCGCCTTCAACAGCGGCAACCTCCTGCCCGTCGCCCGCAAGATTCGCGCGGCCATGCCCGAGGCCCGCATGATCATTGCGGCCGACGACGACTTTCAGACCAAAGGCAACCCGGGCATCACAGACGCCCGCAAGACCGCCATCGAGGTCAACGCCCTGCTGGCCATCCCGGTCTGGTCCTCTGATCGCGGGTCCGGCACCGACTTCAACGACCTGCACCTGGCCGATGGGCTGATCGCGGTCGAGGACTGCATCATGAAGGCCGACCCACCGGTCGAGCCCACGCCCGAGCCTCCACAGCCGCCCGAGCCAACGCCGGAGCCCACGGACGAGACCCCACCTTGGGACGACCACGCAGGCGAGCCGCCCGACGACATTCCACCGGACAATTTTTCCGATCCGTCGCCACCTGACTCAGACGACGAGCGGATGATCTTCTCGTCCTCGCCCATGAAAACCGCCAGCCTGTTCCACGACACACTGCCCGAGAAGGGCCGCATCTTGCACTGGCGCGGCGAGTTTTACAGCTGGGACGCCACGCGCTACGTCACCCGGGACCGGGTCTACATCGACCAGCGCCTCTACCACTTCATGTCCAAATGCGTGACGCTTAAGGTCCACCCCAAGACCGGCGCGTCCGAGACGGTGGCCTTCAACCCGAAGTCCTCCACGGTCAACGATGTGGCCCACGCCCTGCGCGCAGTCTGCTACGCCGACCTGCCCGAGCCGCAGGTTTGGATCGACGACGAGCCTGGCGACGTGCCCGCCCACGAGATCGTGGCCTTCAAAAACGGCTTTCTGCACCACCCCAGCCGGGCGCTGCTGCCATCGACAGACCGCCTTTTTTGCACCTCGGCGCTGGACTTCGACTTCACTCCCGAGGCCCCACCGCCCACCGAGTGGCTCAAATTCCTGCACAGCCTCTGGCCCGACGACCCCGAGTCGATCACCACGCTGGCCGAGATGTTTGGCTACCTGCTGACCGACGACACCAGCCAGCAGAAGATGTTCATGCTGATCGGCCCACCGCGCTGCGGCAAGGGCACTATCCTGCGCATCTTGGAAGCGCTGGTCGGCTATGCCAACCGGGTCAGCCCAAGCCTGGCGTCCCTGGGCACACAGTTTGGCCTGCAGCCATTGATCGGAAAGCGCCTGGCCATGATCTCCGACGCCCGCCTCTCCGGCCGCGCCGATCAGCAGCCCATCGTGGAAAACTTGCTGCGCATCTCCGGCGAGGACACCATCACGATCGACCGCAAGAACATGACCGCCTGGTCCGGCAAGATGGCCATCCGCTTCGTGCTGGCCTCCAACGAGCTGCCCGCCTTCTCGGACGCCTCCGCCGCCCTGGCCAACCGCTTCTTGCCCTTCAAGTCCAACACCAGCTTCCTGGGCAAAGAGGACCATGGCCTCACCGCCCGCCTGCTCAAAGAGCTGCCCGGCATCGTGATCTGGGCGCTCGACGGTCTTGGCCGCTTGAACCAGCGCGGATACTTCCAACGACCCACCTCAGCCGACGAGCTGGCCGCCGATTTAGTCGATCAGACCAGCCCGATCCGGGCCTTTGTGCAAGAGCACTGCGTCATTGGGGAGCACGCGCAGGCCGACCGCGACGAGCTTTTCAAAGCCTGGAAGACCTGGTGTGAATCCCAAGGCCGGGACCACGCAGGCACCAAGGTGTCGTTTGGTCGCCAGCTTTCAGCCGCCTTCCCGGGCGTTAAACGCAGTCAGCCGCGTGCATCTGGCACAGGATCGGACCCTCAAACATCCTGTGCCACCGAGCAATCTGGCACAAGATTGAATCTTTACACCGGCATTCGCATGCGGCACGACTGGGAGAACGACAGTGGCCCATTCTGATTTCGGTGTTTGGCACAAGATGAATCCTGTGCCGGCACAAGATAAAAGCCTTTGGCACAAGATCAAAAAAACACGCAACCCATTGATTTATAAAGACTTTTTACATTTGGCACAGGTTGGCACAAGATAAAACGCCTATATTCACATGCACACACGCACACACACACGCAAGAAAGAACACGGCGAAAATGTCTGCTTTTATCCCGTTCCACCCGTGCCATCCTGTGCCAGCATCAGCCGTTGCATAATCTGCAACCACTGACCCACCCGTCAAAAACCACCCCACCAAACCGGAGCCCGCATGAAAAACCAGCCCGCTGAATCCACCACGGAAATCACCGCCGAAAAACTCACCGGAAATCCTGCCGACAAAATCGAGCAGTGGAGCATCGACAAACTTATCCCCTACGCACGCAACAGCCGCACGCACTCGGATGAGCAGGTCGGACAGATCGCCGCCTCGATCAAAGAGTGGGGATGGACCACGCCCATCCTGGTCGATGAGAACGGCGGCATCATTGCCGGACACGGCCGCACGATGGCCGCACAGCGCCTGAAAATGACCACGGTCCCTGTCATGGTCGCCACCGGTTGGTCCGAGGCCAAGAAGCGCGCCTACATCATTGCCGACAACCGCCTTGCCCTGAACGCCGGGTGGGACAACGAAATGCTCGCCACCGAGTTCAAAGACCTCATGGAGTTCGGCTTCGACGTCAGCCTCACAGGCTTCACGGAGGAAGAGATCGATGCCCTGATGCCCCTGGAGTTGGAAGAGGGCCTCACGGACCCCGACGACACACCCGAGGTCCCGGTCAATCCCGTCACCGTCCAGGGCGACGTGTGGGTCATGGGCAAGCACCGCCTCCTGTGCGGCGACAGCACCAGCATGGACGACTTGGCCAAGCTCTGCGAAAACCAGCTCGTCGACATGTGGTTGACCGACCCACCCTACAACGTGGCCTATGAGGGCGGTACCAAAGAAAAGCTCACCATCCAGAACGACTCGATGGGCGACGATCAGTTCCGCCAATTCCTGCGCGATGCTTACACCGCCGCCGACTCGGTCATGAAACCCGGCGCGGTTTTCTACATTTGGCACGCCGACTCCGAGGGCTACAACTTCCGGGGCGCTGCCAAGGATGCAGGCTGGACCGTGCGCCAGTGCCTGATCTGGAAAAAGTCATCCCTCGTCATGGGTCGCCAGGACTACCACTGGAAACACGAGCCCTGCCTCTACGGTTGGAAAGACGGCGCAGGCCACCTTTGGGCCGCCGACCGCAAGCAGACCACCATCCTCGAGTTCGACAAACCCACCCGCAACGGTGAGCACCCGACCATGAAGCCCGTGGCCCTTTTCGAGTACCAGCTGCTCAACAACACCAAGGGCGGCGACCAAGTACTCGACAGCTTTGGTGGATCCGGTACCACTCTGATCGCTGCCGAGAAAAACGGCCGAGTTGCACGTTTGATGGAGTTGGACCCAAAATACTGCGACGTGATCGTGACCCGGTGGCAAGAGTTCACCGGCAAGCACGCTCACCTGGAGGCCGATGGTCGGTCCTTCACCGAGGTGATGGGCGAGCGCAGCCCCAACAGCCTGATCGGCAGCGAGATCGGCAAGGCTGACAAACCCAAGGTTGAGAAGGCCAAACCTGCAAAATCGGCCGATTGATGACAAAAACAGACCGAATCACTGTCAAAAAGGAGAGATTCATGACAAAAACGACTGAAAAACCCCCCGTAAAAAAGACTGGGAAAAATGGCGGCGCTCGTCCAGACGCTGGCCGACCGGGTTTCGAGCCCTCCGAAACAGAGCGCAAGCAGGTGGAAGCCTTGTCGGGCTACGGCCTACCGCTGGATCAAATTGCAGTGCTGGTGCGCAAAGGCATCAGCGTGGACACCCTGACCAAGCACTTCGCCGACGAGCTGATCAGCGGCAAGGCCAAGGCCAACAGCCAGGTCGGCCGCACCTTGTTCCAGAAGGCCACGAGCGGCGACACCACTGCGATGATTTGGTGGACCAAGACCCAGATGAAGTGGTCAGAGACCCAAAAGGTCGAGCACACCGGCAAGGACGGCGGCGCGATCACTATGGCTGGCGTTGACCTCAAGGGCCTCAACGACAACGAGCTGGCGCAGATGCAAGCCCTGTTGCAAAAAGCCAACGGGGGTGATGAATGAGCGCCAGCGAACCCATGGACCCGTTCTTCACAACGATGAAGATCCGAGCCTGCGATGGCGATGCCGCTGGGCAGCTCTTGCTTGAGGCTTACGGCAAACAGCAGGTGCAAGCAGCCATGGCCCAGATTGCACCACGCATCCAGGCCGCCATCGAGCAGTCCGCACTGGACGCGGCCGTTGCCGAGCGCCAGCGCATCATCGAATGGATGCGCAACGACGACGGCGCAGGCATGACGGCCAAAGAGTACGCCGACGTCCTGGCCATGGGCATCCCAACAACACAACCAACCGAGACCCCGCAATGAACAAACCCACCCTCCCCGAGTCCCCCCTGCCCGCCCTGCTTGACCACGACGGTCGATTTCAGGCCTTGTTTCCCGAGGACTTGGTGCGCCAGCACGGCGAGGACATGATTGCCTTTGAGCGCGCCCGCATCCTGGCGCTGCTCGACACATTCGCTGGCCAGTGCCAGGCTCAGGCCATGGCGATGAGCGAGACGGGCCACGCCGATCAGCGCATAGTCAATGCTCAGCACGACGCCGTTCGCTTGCTGCAAGAGGCGATCAACGCCGCATGACTGCCTCAGCGGCTTACCCGGGCGATGAAGACGTGTTTTGCCATGTGGTCCCGCTCGGGGACTTCAGGCAGCACGAGCTCTCGCGTGCCTGTTGGTGCCACCCCAGCCCCGACGAGCAAGTTCCTGAGGTGATGATCCACAACGCAATGGACCAGCGCGAGCGCCTCGAACGCGGAGAGATTCGGCTGCAATGAGCGCCCCCGTCTCCCCCGCCGTTATGCTGGACCTGATCACCAAAGAGCAGGCCCGCCGCCGCGCCAGCGCAAGCCTCTACGAGTTCGTTAAGCAGGCCTGGCACGTCATGGAGCCCGGCGTCCCGTTCGTTCCGAGCTGGCACATCGAGGAGATTTGCGAGCACTTGGAGGCTGTGAGCTGCGGCGAAATTCAGCGGCTGCTGATCAACATCCCGCCCCGGCACTCCAAGTCCACCATCGTCTCGGTGGCCTGGTGCGCTTGGGAGTGGATCGCCCAGCCCGAGCAGAAGTTCCTGGCCGCGTCCTACTCCGGCACGCTGTCCATCCGCGACAACTTGAAGGCCCGCCGCTTGATCCAGTCGCCTTGGTACCAAGAGCGCTTTGGGCACATGTTCGGGCTCTCGGGCGACCAAAACGCCAAGCAGCGATTTGAGAACGACAAGACCGGCTACCGCCTGGCCACCTCGGTCGGCGGTACCGCCACCGGTGAGGGCGGCTCGCGCCTGATCCTCGACGACCCGCACGGCGCGCAGGACGCGCAGTCTGAGACCATGCGCGAGACCGCGCTTGAGTGGTTCGACATGGTCTGGTCCACGCGTTTGAACAACCCAAAGACCGACGCAATGGTGACGGTCATGCAGCGCCTGCACGAGAAGGACATCAGCGGCCACATCCTGAACGACATTGGGGGCTGGGAGCACATCTGCATCCCCGCCGAGTGGGACGGCAAGAAGCGCAGCACCGTGCTTGGCCCCTACGACCCGCGCACCGTCAAGGGCGAGCTGATCTGCCCTGATCGCTTCGGAGCCGAGGAGATCACCAAGCTCAAGCAGCTGCTGGGCACCTACGGCACGTCCGGGCAGCTCCAGCAAGACCCGTCGCCTGCCGATGGTGGCATCTTGAAGACCGACTGCTTCAACTTCTGGCCGGTGGCCCAGCGCTTGCCGCCCTTCGAGTACATCCTGCAAAGCTACGACTGCGCCTTCACCGAGCGGACCACGGGCGACCCAACGGCCTGCACCGTCTGGGGCTTGTTCACGCACCGAGGCCAGCGCAACGCGATGCTGCTCGACGCATGGGATGAGCACCTCGGCTACCCTGAACTGCGCACCAAGGTAATCCGAGACTGGACCAGCGAGTACGGCGCGGACAAGTCGGCCAAGGCTGGCATGCCCACCAAGGGGCGGCGGCCCGACCGGCTGCTGGTCGAGGCCAAGGCCAGCGGCCAATCCCTGCTGCAGGACTTGCGTCTGGCCAAGGTCCCAGCCGTTGGCTACAATCCCGGTCAAGCGGATAAGGTGTCGAGGGCGCACCAGACCGCGCCGACGTTGGAGCTTGGATTGCTGTGGATCCCGGAGTCCTCAAAGAACCCCGGCCAGCCTGTGAGCTGGGCCCAGCCGTTCCTGAACCAGGTGGCAAAGTTCCCCGTTGCGGAGCATGACGACTACGTGGACACTTTCACGCAAGCGGTCATCTTCCTGAAAAATGAACGGTGGTTCGATTTGCCAGAGGCACGCGACGTTGATGACAAGCCGCCTCGCCAACGTGAAGGAAGGGTGAACCCTTATGCCGTCTAAGTCGCAACCAAAGCCCATCTGGGACACCAAGCGTCCGGCCTCCGCCGGATCCCGCGCCAGCTCAATCCTGAGCTTTGCCGCAAAAGCGAGCGCCAAGCGCGCAGCCGAAAAGGCTGGACGTCCTTACCCCAACCTGGTGGACAACATGCGGGCGGCGAGGAAGTCGAAATGACCAAGCCGCTCAAGAAGTCGGAGATGGCGTGCAACCAGCCCAAGCGCACGCCGGACCACCCCAAGAAATCCCATGTGGTCAAGGCCTGCTACGACGGCACCGAGAAGGTGATTCGCTTTGGAGAGCAGGGGGCAAAGACGGCGGGCAAGCCCAAGGCTGGCGAGTCAGCGGCCACGACCGCCAAGCGCGACAGCTTCAAAGCTCGTCACGGTGCAAACATCGCCAAGGGGCCGTCGAGCGCGGCGTACTGGGCAAACAAAACGAAGTGGTAAGCCATGCCTAAAGACACCCCATCAATTTTTTCCGTGTCGCCGTATTCGGCCAGCGTTGCTCGCGAGATGTACCCGGGCCAAGTTGGTCAAGATGATCGGCAGGACGCGGCGCGCCACATGCTGGCCGCTGGCACCATGGCTCGCAAGTACGGACCAAAGGTTGCCGACCTGGCGGGTAAGGCGCACGAGTACTCCACATCCCCGATGCGTGCTTTGATGATGATGCTTGGCCGTGGCGAGATGCCACCGGATTACCAGCAAGACATGCACAACAACGCGCTGGGGATTGAGATGGCCAAGCGTGCAAGAACGCAACAGGAGCTTGAAGACCTTGTGCAGCAGGCAGCCGAGCGCGCCGCGATGAGTCGCACCGAAGGTCGCCCATGGATCAGCAAGGCTAAAGGTGGCGAGGTCAGCGCAGATGAGTTGAACCGCCCGTTCATTGGCTACCGCTCCGCTGGTCGCCGCCCTGAGTCCCAGCAAGACCGCCGGGCCTCTGCCGACGCTCCGCTGGCTGCGTTGCGTGGCGCGGTGTCCGGCGTGCTTGGTGCTCCCGGCGACATTGAGTCGTTGATCCGTATGCTGCCCGGCTTGAATGAGCAGACCGTGCTGCCGACCAGCGAAGACGTGCGCGGCCGTTTGCCTGGGCGCTCCTTGGAGTCGACACCGGTGGGCCGCGCTGCAACCGAGCTGGGCACGCTTGGCGGCGGTTTTTACACCGGCCCGGGCTCCCCGCTGCGCGCCATCGCTGCGCTGCCGTCGGCCGTGCGACGCGCCGGGACGGATTTCGCCATGGCCGCAGGTCAGCCTGCCGTCAACGTGGTCAAGCCCAAGGGCGGCAACTGGCTGGCGGGGTCGGTGGAGAGGGAGATCGAGCCGATGAAGGCAAGAGATCGTTTTGGCATGACTGATCCACGAGACCTTGCTGCTGCGATCGGCGTGCCCCTTGAAGAGGCTCAAGCGCTGCATGCAAGCAACCTGCCAAACGTTGCGATCAACCGTTGGCTCGAAACCAAGCTGGCGAAGTACATCAAAAACGAGATGGCCACGCCGGAAGACCCGCTGCGGGCGCTGGCCGAGCGGGGCATCATGCACAGTGAAATCACGCCGACCGGATACAACGTGAGCCGCGCACGCAGGGAGGGTGGTTTCCCCGAGGAAGGCATGGGCGTCTCCGACCTGGCCAAAACCTGGGAGGCCCGGGCCGACACCTTCGTCAACCCTCTGCGCGCCTCCGACATGACCAGCGGCTACTACCCCGAGGCCGTCGAGGCCAACCCGTGGCTGCTTAAGGTTCCGCCGGAAACGCCCGTCTACGAAATGCTCAGTGGCTCCGAGGGCAACATCGGCTTGGGCTTCGGCCACCTGGTTGACGAGCTGCGCAACGCCATCAACCCCGAGTCGGGCCTGCCCCGCGAGCTGATGCTCAAGTACTCCGACCTCGAAAAGGTCACCGTGCCTCAGGCCGTTGAGCGCGTGGCCAAGATCAACGACTGGCGCGCCGCGCAGAAGGCCGAGGCCGACATGGCGCGGGCGATGAACCCAGCCACGCAGGTAGTCAAAGAGTACCCGGAGCAGGGCTTCAAGTGGGTGGAGCTGCGCCAGCCCAAAGAGACTGGTAAAAAAATCAGCGTCGAGAAATCAGAGATGGATTTGCCTCCCGATATGGATCAAAGGCAAATGCGCGAAGTGGCCGAGGACATGGCCTTCGACGAAGGCTTTGATGAAGGCACGCCAGAGTTCAACAATTTTGTGCGCGACATGATGACCGACTTCAACCGCAAAAAAACCGTTGACATTGACGAGTCCTACAAAGCCCTCGAAGACGCCCTCAAGTACGAAGGCGAAACCATGGGCCACTGCGTCGGGGGTTACTGCCCGGACGTGGTCGAGGGTCGGTCAAAGATCTACAGCCTACGCGACAAGAAGGGGCAGCCGCACGTGACGATTGAGGTTGCGCCTCGCCCACTTAAAACTTGGGATGACGTCACTGCTGCCGTCGGCAAGGAGCAGGCAGCAAAGCTGTGGCAAGAGTTTGATGAAATTGGCGGCAACAACATGTCTGACGTCGGCGCTGGTTTCGACATGTTTATTCGCAACAAGGGGATCGAGCCAGCCCAAGACATCGTCCAGATCAAAGGCAAAGCCAACCGCGCGCCCAAAGAAGAGTATTTGCCAGCCGTGCAAGACTTTGTACGGTCGGGGAACTTTGGAAAGGTGGGGGACTTGGGCAATACGGGGTTGATTGACGTGTCGCAAGCTGGACCTCTGATGAAGGCGCTGCAGGACATCTACGGCAAAGACATGGGTATTGGCATGGACAAGTTCAACGCCGCAGCCGAAGCTATGCCAGACGCGCAGCGTTTCATGACCAAGGACGAGCTGCTTAAATTCCTTGGCGAGACGCCACCCGAGGGCTTCGCATCCGGCGGCCTGGTGTCCGATGCGAATTTCCACACAGGCGACTTTGACCCGGCTAGAATCGGGTCCATCGTGGACGAGCTCCACGCAATGAACGCGGGCTGAACACATGGCTGACCAACTCCTGAACGACGGCGAAGACGAGAACCCAAGCGACGATGAGCAGCGAGGCGAAACCGTCTCCATGCCCAACGACGACGAGATGGACGTTGAGGACACCGAAGACGGCGGCGCTGTCGTCCGGATGAAGAACGACCGCGATGTGGCCGACAAGAAGGCCCACTTTGCCAACATCGTCGACGAGGTCGATCGCAGCATGCTCAGCGACGCGGTCGTTGACCTGCTCGACAAGATCGAGCGCGACAAGGAAGCCCGATCCAAGCGCGACAAGCTCTATGAAGAGGGCTTGCGCCGCACGGGCCTTGGCGACGATGCCCCTGGCGGCGCTCAGTTCTCCGGAGCCAACAAAGTCGTGCACCCGATGCTGGTCGAGGCCTGCGTCGATTTCAGCGCCCGATTCATGAAAGAGGCGTTTCCGCCTTCAGGCCCGGTCAAGTCCAAGATTCAGGGCGCGGCGGATCCAGAGAAGCTGGACAAAGCCCGCCGCAAGTCGGAGTTCATGAACTGGCAGACCACCCAGCAAATGCCCGAGTTCCGTGGCGAGCTGGAGCAGCTGTCCACGCAACTGCCCCTGGGCGGCGGTCAGTACCTCAAGCTCATGTGGTCGCCCCAGTGGCGTCGCCCCATGGCCGAGTTCATCGCGATCGACGACATTTACCTGCCGTTTGCGGCCACCAACTTCTACTCTGCCGAGCGTAAGACGCACGTGCAGTACGTGACCAAGTTTGAGTTCAACCGCCGCATGAAGGCTGGCATGTACACCGAGGTGGACATTGGCTCGCCCGATCAGATCGAATTCAGCAAGGCCACGATTGCCAACGACAAGATCGAGGGCCGCGAGGACACCAGCTACAACGAGGACGGCCTGCGGACCATCTTCGAGATTTACACCCACCTGGACTTTGGTGACGGCGTGGAGCCGTACATCATCAGCATCGACAAGTCCACGCGCAAAGCGCTCTCGCTGTACCGCAACTGGGATCTAGAGGACAAGCGCCGCAAGGAGCTGGACTGGATTGTCGAGTTCCCGTTCGTGCCTTGGCGCGGCGCGTACCCGATTGGCCTGACCCACATGATCGGCGGCTTGTCAGGCGCGGCCACTGGCGCGCTGCGTGCGTTGCTGGACTCGGCGCACATCCAAAACATCCCGACGCTCTTGAAACTCAAGGGCGGCCCTGGCGGCCAGACGATCAACGTGCAGCCGACCGAGGTGGTCGAGATCGAGGGCGGCGCGCTGGTCGACGACATTCGCAAGCTGGCCATGGCCCTGCCGTTTAACGGCCCAAGCCCCACGCTGTTCTCTTTGCTTGGCTTCCTGGTTGACGCTGGCAAGGGTGTGGTGCAGACCTCGTTTGAGAAGCTGTCCGACCAAAACCCCAACGCCCCGGTTGGCACGACCCTGGCGCTCATCGAGCAGGGCATGGTGGTTTTCAGCTCCATCCACTCGCGCTTGCACAGCAGCATGGCCCGCGTGTTTGGCATCCTGCACCGAATCAACAGCGCGTACCTGACGGAAGAAGACATCGAGGCCATGGAAAACGGCCTGGATGTGAAGCCCGAGGACTTTGACGGTCCGCTGGACGTTGTGCCTGTGTCCGACCCGGCCATTTTCAGCGAGGCTCAGCGCTTTGCCCAGGTGCAAGCCGTGCAGTCCCGCGCTGCCACACTGCCTCAGATGTACGACATGCGCAAGGTCGAGGAGATGTTCCTGCGCAACCTGAAGCTCAACCCAGAAGATGTGTTGCAGCCTCAGCCTGGCCAAGACGACGTCGATCCGGTCAGCGAGAACGTGGCCGCATCGATGGGCCGCCCGGTCTATGTGCTTCCCAAGCAGGACCACGTGGCGCACATCCAGACGCACTTGGCGTTCTTGAAGTCGCCGATATTTGGCATGAACCCGTCGATCGTCAAAAGCTATTTGTACCCGATGGCGTTGCACCTGCGCGATCACCTGCTCAACTTCTACCTGACGCAAGCCCACGAGGCCGTGCAGCGTGCCGAGTCCGAGGGCTTGATCACGGACGATGCTGGCCAGCAGGTCCAGGTCATCGTGCGCGTGCAACAGATCATCGAGCAGCAGCTGGCGCAGTTTGCGCAGGAGTTGGCCAAGATCGACGAGATGGCGCAGCAGTTTGCACCCCAGCCGCCCCAGATGCCGCAGGACAACAGCATGCAGATTGCGCAGCTCAATGCGCAGGTGCAGCAACTGGCCCTGCAGCAGCGCGCTCAGACCGACCAGCAGCGCCTGCAACTGGAGCAGCAAAAAGCCGTGCAGAAGGCACAGACCGACGCCGCTGGACTGGCAGACAAGCAGCAGTCGCGCGCGGAGGACATGCAGCGCGAGCAGCTTCGCCAGATGGCCGAGAGCCAACGCACAGAGGCCGAAATCTCAGCTCGCCTGCAGATGAACTCGGACGACAACGCCACAGCCATGCGCCTGGCAGCGGCAGAGATTGCCTCCGGCGAGAAAGTCGCCGTAAGCACCGGCACCGGCATCAACCCCGGCACACGTTAATTTTCACAAGGAGCCTCCCATGAACGACAAACCCAAATCAAGCACCGTGCCTTTGAATTCGGCCCTGGTACCTCAACACCACCGCATGGCCGCTGGCCAGCCCGTCACCGGCCAGACGACTCCGGCTGCCCCCTCGATGCCTAAGACGCCCTGCTAAATGGCCATCGAAGATCGCCTGCTCGGAAAGCTCAAAGCTGACCAGCAGGTCTTTGCGCTTGAAGCCCTCAAGCGCCCGGTCGAGCGTGACGCTTTCGAGTACGGATACCGAGTGGGCATGGTTGCTGGATACGAAGCTGCCATCAGAGCCCTGCTTGACCTTCTGGACGACGAGCGACACGGCGACCGAGACCTGTGATTTGCACTGGTCTGTGCTGATTTTTTGAAGGTGGCCGTTGTGGCCACCGACCCGATTGGACGGCAGCCGTTGTGGCGGCCGACAACACCTGCTGAAAGGAGCAGAAGATGACCTCAGACGCGTTTGCTGAAGCGTTCCCCACCGCCGACCCCGGCATCACCCCGTTTGGAAGCCGTGTCCTGGTGCAAATCCGCACCCCTCGGACTAAAACCGCCTCCGGCATCATCATCGACAACGGCTCACGGGACACTGAAAAGTGGAACACCCAAGTTGCCCGGGTCGTCTCCGTTGGTGCCCTCGCCTTCAAGAATCGAAACACCATGGACCCGTGGCCCGAGGGCAGCTGGTGCACACCTGGTGATTACGTTCGCGTGCCCAAGTACGGCGGCGATCGCTGGGAAGTTTCGCTGTCCAACGGCGAGTCCGCTTTGTTCGTGATCTTCAACGATCTGGACATCATCGGCCAGGTGACCGGCGACCCGCTGGCCATCCGTGCATTCATCTGACGGGGGTGTTATGAGCGAAGAAACACGCGATCTGTCGTTCGGCGAGAGGGCCGTCGGCCTGACGTTCAACCCAGGCAACAACCCGGATGTGGACGCCTGCAAACGCGAGTTTGCCGCCGTCATCGACCGCATGGATCTGTTGCGCGCAAAGGCGGAAAACGCCGAAATCAAGCGCATGGCCAGCGTCGCCATCACCGAAGCTCAGACTGCCCAGATGTGGGCTGTCAAAGCAATCACCTGGAGGAGCTGACATGGAACGTTACATCGGAACCAAACTGATCAACGCCAAGCCCATGACCCGGGCTGAGTACAACGCCTTCCGTGTCTGGACTGTCCCTGCCGACGAGAACCCCGAGGACGCAGGCTACCTGGTCGAGTACTTGGATGGCGGCAAGGGCAACACGGACCACTACGCCGGTTACTTGAGCTGGTCGCCAGCCGAAGTGTTCGACCGAGCCTACCGCAAGTGCAACGGCATGACCTTTGGCCAAGCCATTGAGGCGCTGAAGGCAGGCCAAAAGGTCGCCCGCGCTGGCTGGAATGGCAAGGGCATGTTTGTCTACTACGTCCCCGCCAACAGTTACCCTGTGCAAACCGGCGCGGCCAAGAGCCACTTCGGCGAAGGCGCAATGGTCCCATACAACGCCTACATGGCGATCAAAAACGTGGACAACACCGTGAGCACTTGGGTACCCAGTGTCAACGACGTGCTGGCCGAGGACTGGAGCATTCAATCATGAGCACTGAACCACGCGTCACCCCTGCCGATTTGGAAGCCAACATTATTCACACTGAAATCGTCAAGCACGTCTCCAAGTCTGGCCAAGTTCTGCGCTGGGCCGTTCTGACAACGCGCAACGGTTTTGCGGTTACCGGACGTCCTTCGGCATCCGTGTCACCTCTGAACGACGTTCCCGCCACCGGCGAGAGCGTTGCCATTGAGAACGCGAAGCACGAGCTTTGGCCTTTGATGGGCTACGAGCTGCGCAGCAAGCTCAGCGAGCATCCCTCCGTTTAACCCACCACCCTGCTGAAAGGAGCAGACCATGCCACTCATGACCGAAGACGACGGCAAGCCCGACAACGAAGAAATCGTCATCGTTGAGGACCAGCCAAACGGTAACCAAAACCAAGACGAAAACGACGACGACGGCGACGCACGCCTGTCTGGCAACGACGACGAAGGCAACCAAGGCGACGGCACAGATGCCGAGCGCGAGGCAATCCGTGAGCGCCGCCGCCTGGAAAAACTCGATCGCAAAAAGCGCCGCGACGAAGCCATCAGCCGCGACAAGCTGGAGCTGAGCTTCCTGCGCAAGCGCAATGACGATCTTGAGCGCCGCCTGGGTACCGTGGAGCAGCGCACGCACCAAGCCGACCTCTCGCAGATCGATGTGCAGATCAGCCAAGCGAAAAACGAAGCGGAGATGGCAGAGCGAGTGATCGCCAAGGCTGTGGCCGCTGGCAACGGCGAGGACGTCACGCAGGCCATGCGCTACCGCGACCAAGCCTTGCAAAAAGCGCAACAGTTGGCGTTTGCAAAGCAGCAAGCTGCCCAGCAGCGTCCAGCCAAGCAATCCGAAGGCATGGACGACATGACCATGCACTACGCCAAGGAGTTCATTCAGGACAACCCCTGGTATGACATGCAAGGCAAGGACGAGGACAGCGCAATCGTTTTGGCCATCGACGGCGCTTTGGTGCGCGAGGGCTTCAAGCCCGACACCGAGGAGTACTGGGACGAGCTGCGCGACCGAGCTGCGCGCCGTCTGCCCGAGCGATTTGGTGAGTCCCGCAAGCCACAGGCCAGCCCACGCCAGCAGTCGCAGCAAGCTCCGCGCCAACAACGCGGCGGCCCAGCAATCGGCTCCGGCCGCGAGCACGCGCCGACCAGCACCCGGACCGAGGTTTATGTAAGCCCTGAGCGCAAGCAGGCCTTGATTGACGCTGGTGTTTGGGACGATCCTGTCCTGCGCACAAAATACGTAAAACGCTACGCGGAATATGACCGCAACAACCGCGCGTAAAAAATCGCGTTGTGTTTTTCCAAATTCGACCTATAATTTTTCCCAATCGCTGAAAGGAGCGAGACATGTCTGACGAACGCTTAAAGAAATCCGCTGGTGACAACCGTGACAACCGCGCAATGGTAGATCGCGCCGTATCCGAATCACGTGCCCTGTCCGATGATGAGCGGGTTGAAATGTTCCGACAGCAGTTCCACCAGTCCTCACTTCCGGACTTGCCAAAACTCGACGGCTGGCATTGCTGCTGGCTGACCACCTCGAACCCTCGTGACTCCATCCACATGCGTATGCGTCTGGGTTATGAGCCTTTGAAGCCAAGCGATGTGCCTGGCTGGGACTATGTCACCGTGAAAACGGGCGACTGGCAAGGCTTCATCGGCGTCAATGAGATGCTCGCTTTCAAACTCCCGATCAGCCTGTACGAGAAGTACATGCAGGAAGCTCACCACGACGCGCCGTTGCGCGAAGAGGAAAAGCTGACCGACACGGCGGAGTTCATGGAGCAGCAAGCGCGCGCCTCTGGCTCGCGTATGGATGCGGGTGATGGCATGACGGAAATTGGACAAAGACGGTCCGCTCAGTTCGAGCTGACCTGAACAGTTCAGTCCATTCAACCCACAAGGAGTCCGCACTATGTCCTCGACAAGCGCACCTTTTGGCTTTCGCGCCTCTTACCACAACAGTGGTCAGATGCGTCCGAAGGCCTACACCGTAGCAAGCACCTACGCCGCCAACATCTTCTCGGGTGACCCCGTGAAGTTGACTGACGCTGGCGTTATTCAACTGGGCACCTCTGACGGCACCCGTTCTGGCACCACCGACGGCATCACCCTCCTGGGTATCTTCGCCGGTTGCCAGTACAACGATGCCACTGGCCGCCCCACCATCAGCCCCTTCTGGCCCTCCGGCGTCACGGCTACCAACATCGTGGCTTGGGTGTACGACGATCCAGAAACGCTGTTTGACGTTCAGTACACCAACCCAGGTACTCCTGGCTCCACCACGGTGCAAACCGCAGTGGGCGAAGAGTGCGACTGGACTGTTGCCTCCCCTGGCGGCAGCACCCAGACGGGCCTGTCCAACACACAACTCACCGCCATCCAAACCACATCTGGCCAGTTCCAGATCACCGGCTTCGGATACAACATCAACGACTCGCTGACTGACGCTTATGTCACGGCCACTGTTCGCATCAACGAACACGCCTACAAAGCAGCCGTCAACAGCATCTAAGGAGGGCTGAACCATGGCAACCCCAATGCGTAGTACGGACTTCCGTTCCGTAGTCGAGCCGATCTTGAACGAAGTGTTCGACGGCGTTTATGAGCAACGTGCTGACGAGTGGAAACAAGTGTTCCGCGAGCAAAAAGGCATCCCACGCAACTACCACGAAGAGCCCGTCTTGTACGGCTTCGGTGCTGCGCCTGAGCTGCCTGACGGCATGGCAGTGACCTACCAATCCGGTGGCGTCCTGTTCCTGCAGCGCTACCTCTACAAGGTGTACGGCTTGGCCTTCGCTTTGACCAAAGTTTTGGTTGAAGACGGCGACCACATCCGTATCGGTCAGACCTACGCCAAGCACCTGGCGCAGTCTCTGATCGAGACCAAAGAGACTCTGGCAGCCAACATCCTGAACCGTGCCTTCAACGGCGCGTACACCGGTGGTGACGGCGTGGCCTTGGTTTCTACGGCTCACCCCATCGTCAACGGCACATTCAGCAACCAGCTGGCCACAGCCGCTGCCTTGTCGCAGACCTCCTTGGAGCAGATGCTCATCCAGATCCGCAACGCTGTTGACAACAACGGTAAGCGTATTCGCTTGACACCCAAGAAGATCGTCTCCGGTCCTTCCAACGTGTTCCAGGCTGAGGTTTTGCTGAAGTCTGTGCTGCGTACAGGCACCGCTGACAACGACATCAACCCTGTGAAGTCGATGGGCTTGCTGGCCGATGGCCAAGCCAACCTCTCGCGTATCACCTCCACCACAGCCTGGTGGATTCAGACCGACGCCCCCGAAGGTCTGAAACTGTTGATGCGTCGCGGCCTGGAGAAATCCATGGAAGGCGACTTCGAAACCGACAGCATGCGTTACAAGGCCACAGAGCGTTACGTTCTGGGCTGGACTGACCCACGCGGCGTGTTCGGTACCGCTGGCGTCTAAGATGCCAACTGAAACCCCTGCCCTTGTGGCGGGGGTTTTGTTGGGCACCTTTTTTCGCGCAGCAGACGGCCCGCCCAGGCCGACGACATGCAGACGGCTGCGCATAACTCGCATGTGAGGAAATCATCATGGCTTCTACTACCTTCTCCGGTCCAGTTACTTCCACCAACGGCTTCGTGGGCGACGTGACGGGTGACGTCATTGGCGCGGTTCAGCTGCCCGCCTACACTGTGGCCAGCGCTCCTGCCGCTACCGGCTTGACCGGCACTACGATCTACGTGAGCAACGGCCTGGCCGGTGCGCCGTGCATTGCGGTGAGCAACGGCACAAACTGGATCTCTCCCGCTGGCACCACTATTGCCGCAGCCTGATTCAGGAGCGTCGCATGGGTATCAAATTCACCCCCGCCTCAGCCGAAGAGCTCGCCGAGCGTGGTGTCCCGGTCGAACAGCCCGCAGCTGACGACGCAAAGACACCCGCCGACGATAAGCCCAAGGCTGCCACCAAGCCTAAAGGGAGCAAGAAATGATCGTCGACAAACTAGGCTATCAGCAGGTTGCAGCCGCAACCGTTGTGATCAAGCCAACCCCCGCCGGACTGTTTTCCGTGACCTGCATTGTTGCGGGCGCGGTCACGGTCTACGACAGCGCAGCAGCAGCCAGCGGCAACATCCTCTATACCAAGACCATGGCGGTCGGTGAGATTGCCACGTGGGCAAGCCACGGTATTTCGGCAAACAATGGCCTGGTGGTTGTTGCGGCCGGTACCGTGAATGTTGCCTACACATGACCGGAGCCATCAAACATGGAAATGATGGTCTGGAATATTGTCTTGAGCTCAGTGGTGGCCGTCATGGGTTTTTTGCTTAAAGGCAAGTTTGACGAGATTTCTCGTCTCGGCATCTTGCTCAACCGCACCCGCGAGGAGGTTGCAAGAGACCACATCACCCGCGCTGAGTTCAGGGCGGACATGCAACAGTTACTCGACCGATTTGATCGGCTTGAGCGAAAAATCGACAACCTTAAAGCGCCAATAAACGAGCGCAATTGACTGGAGCACATCATGGGCTGCACATACGTTAAAGAGTTCGACTTCGGCACCAAAAAAGCCGATGGCGGCGCGGTGAAATACGCCAAGGGTGGCGCTGTCAAAAGCCCCGGTTTCAAGGGTCCGACCATGATCGCGGACAAGAGCGCGCTTGGCATCAAGGGCAACAAGAATCCTGGCATCAAGGGCTCCAAGCCCGTGGCACCAGACCTGCCCACATTGAAGCTGGCCAAGGGCGGTGCAGTGCATGAGGATGTGGCGATGGACAAGAAAAACATGGCCAAAGCTGTGCACAAGCACGAAAAAGCTCTGCACAAGGGTGAGCCGCTGACCAAGCTGGCCAAGGGCGGCAAAGTGGCGCGCGTTGAGGCGATGGACAAGCGCGAGATGGCGGCCACGCCAAATATGCGCCGCGAGGCTATGGAGACACGCCGCAAGGTTGAGGCCCCAGCTCGCCGTTCTGTGCCTGTCGCATCCAAAGAGCCGATGCTGGCCATGAAGTCTGGCGGCAAGGTGTCCAAGATGATGTGCGGCGGCAAGGCTGGCAAGTACTGATTGAGCATTTTGGGTCCCCTGACCTATAATTTCCAAAACTTGGGCGCGCTGAATCGGCGGCCATCTGACGACCAAACACGGAGTTAGCATGGCCTTTTCCGGCAGCATCAGCAACACGACATTCAACGCACTTAAGGTGGTCGACACCGCATTTCGTCGTTGCCGCTTGCCAGCCCAAGCCATCACGTCTGAGATGCAGTCTTATGCACTCGAGGCCCTGTATTTGCTGCTCAGCGAGCTGGCCAACACCAAGACCCCAAGCTGGTGCATTGAGCGCCAGATTTACCCGTTTTACGAGGGTCAGCCCATCGTCACGCTGACCAACGGCACCGTTGAGGTTTTGAACGCCAACCTGCGCACGCTGCAGGAGCTGACCGGAGCCACGGTGTCGCTGCCCACCAGCTACACGGTGGACTTCACAGACCAGGACGGTGGCGTGGGCACGGTCAACACGGTGGGCATGAAGTGGCTTGGTGCGGCGGTTGACCTGACATTTGAGACATCGACCGACGGCATCATTTGGGCCCCGGTCGGCACGCAGACAACGGCTGCGGCGGCTGGCGAGTGGACCTGGACCGATATTGTCCCTGCTCGCGCTCGCGAGTTTTTTCGCATCACCAGCACTGCCCCAATGCTTCTCGAAGAGGTTTACCTGGGCACGCTGCCGCAGGAAATCCCCATGGGCCCATTGAACCGCGACACCTACGTGGCGCAGAGCAACAAGGTGTTCTTGGGCCGACCGCTGACCTACTGGTTCCAGCGCGACCTGCCCCGCCCGGTGATGAACCTGTGGCCAAGCCCGAATCTTGCCGCTGAGCACCAGCAGCTGATCGTCTGGCGTCACCGCCACATCATGGACACGGAAAACCTGCGCCAAGACGTTGAGGTGCCTCAGCGCTGGCTTGAGGCCATCGTTTCTGGATTGGCCGCTCGCGTTGCCGCAGAGACACCTCAAGTGGAGGCTGCTCTGATTCCTGCGCTTGACCAGAAATGGATTGTGGCGCGTCAGGCCGCGTGGGACGGCGACAACGACGGCTCGCCGACGTACATTAATCCCGGCATCGGTTGCTACACGAGGTAAGCCATGCCGCGCTTCATTGACCCCTCCGGCGAATCAACCTACGGGCTTGGCATTTGCGCGCGCTGCTCGCGCAAGTTTGTGCTGGCCGATCTGCACCCGGATCCCAATTACCCGGCGCTCATGGTGTGCGACGAGGACACGGACGACTACGACCCTTATCGACTGGCCCCACGCAAAGAGGACCAGATCGTGCTGCCGTTTGTGCGTCCGGATGTGCCTGTGACCACCAACCCTTCGGGCCTGATCACGCAGGACGGCACGCAGTTCATTGTTTCTGAGGACGGGCAACGGTTCCTGTTCGTTGTGGATTAAAAAATGGCCCAAGTCCCATCAAACCTCATCCCGATCAGCATTACGAACCTGCCGGTTCCGGTAACGCTGCCGTCAGAGGACACGTTGTTGGTCGGCGTCTACAACGGCGTGACCTACAAAATCCGCGCAGGAGACTTGCTGCAGGTGGCCGGTGTGCCAACCTCGCGCCAGGTTATTGCTGGCACGGGGCTTACAGGCGGCGGGGCTTTGTCCTCGAACGTGACGCTGTCGGTTGCTCCCGGCGGCATCGGTACCGCGCAGCTTGCGGCCTCTGGCGTGACGCCTGGTGTATACGGAGACGGCTCGAATGTGCCTCAGTTCACCGTGGACGCCACGGGTCGCGTGATGGCGGCCACATCGGTGCCGATCTTGATTTCCGGCTACGTGCCCACCAGCCGCGAGGTGATCGCAGGAGATGGCCTCACGGGCGGCGGCCCTTTGTCCTCAAACGTCACGCTTGCTGTGAGTTACGGCGGCACGCCGCTTACCGGTACCGGATCCGGCTCGGCTGGTGCTGCGCTGACCTTGTCGCGCTCGGACCACCGCCACCCGGCTTTGGACCTGGCCGATCAGACCCAGATCGACGGCATCCTGCCAATTGACCAAGGCGGTACCGGCCGGAGCCTCACCATGCAGCCTGGCGCTGTTGTTTGGTCCGGCGGTGATGGGCTTTACGTGAGCACGGCGGGCGTATTTGGTCAGGTGCTGGTGTCCGGCGGTACCGGTGCGCCGACTTGGGGCTCTTCGCTGGTTTTGACCCCGGTCACTTCAAATTTCATTTTTGCTGGGCCAGAGTTTGGTGGTGCGGCCGACCCGACATTCCGGTCAATGGTGAACGCAGACCTGCCCAACTCGGGAGCCGTTGCAGGCTCTTATGGCTCGCTTACCGCCATCCCTATCATCACCGTGAACGCCAAGGGCGTGGTGACCTCGATCACCTCCACGAGTTTTACCGGCGGCCTTGAGTACAAGGGAAACTGGAATGCGAGCACCAACACCCCGACTTTGACGTCAAGCGTCGGCACCAACGGCAACTACTACACCGTCAGCGTGGCGGGCTCCACCAACCTCAACGGCATCACCGATTGGCAGGTCGGCGACTGGGCCATCTTCAACGGCGCTGAGTGGCAGAAGATTGACCAAAGCAACACCGTGACCTCGGTCAACGGTGAGGTCGGCGCGGTCGTGCTGGACTACGCCGATGTGGGCGCACCCTCGGCCTCGGGCGTGGGCGCTACGGGCACGTGGGGTATCAGCATCAGTGGCAACGCGGGCACCGTGACTAACGGGGTTTACACCACGGGCAGCTATGCCGACCCGGCCTGGATCACCTCGCTGGCCACCTCCAAGCTGTCTGGCACCGTAAGCAACGCGCAGCTGGCCAACAGCTCGGTGACCATTAACGGCTCGTCGGTATCGCTTGGTGGCTCGGTAACGGTGACGGCCACGGCCTCGCAGGCGCTGACAATCGGCACCGGCCTGTCGGGCACGTCTTACAACGGCTCTGCAGCGGTCACGATCGCCAACACGGGCGTGCTTTCGTTTAGTGGCGGCACCACTGGCCTGACGCCAGCCACGGCCACAACGGGCGCTGTGACGCTTGCCGGAACTCTGGTGGTGGCCAACGGCGGTACCGGGGCTACGGACGCGGCTGGGGCTCGTCTGAATTTGTCCGCTGCGGTGCTGGGGGCCAACAACGACATCACCTCCATGACCGCGCTGACGGGCGGGGTTTCCAGTCCGGACTTCATTCAGTTTGACACCGCCGCCACCGTGACAGACGCCACGGGTCGTTTGTACTACGACGACTCGGACATATACCAGACGCTGGCTTTCCAGATGAACGGCGCGGTGGTTCAGCACGTGGGTGAGGAAATTTTCTACCGCGTCAAACTGAGCGCCCCCGCCACCAAGGGCCAGGTGCTCATGTTTACCGGCACCCTGGGTGCTAGTGGCGGGCTGCAGGCCGCCCCCGCCACAGGCCTGACCGCTGAGCAGGCCAATTACCTGCTTGGGGTGGCGGCGCAAACGGGCACAACAAACGACTGGATCACGGTCTACGAGTTTGGCGAGATCACAGGTGTCAACACCTCGGCATTCACGCAGGGTCAGGTCTTGTACTACGACCCCACCGTAGCGGGCGGGCTCACCGCCACAAAACCCAACACCCCTAACGCGATTGCCGTGATTGCAGCGGTGGTGCATGTGGGCACCTCCAACGGGGTGTTGTTTGTACGCCCGACCTTTGGTTCGGTGCTCGGGGGCACGGACGGCAACGTGCAGTTTGGCACCCTGTCTGCCGGTGACGTCATTGTGTACGACGCAGTGGATCAACGCTGGGAGAACCGTGCTCAGTCCACGCTGTCGGCAGGCTACGCCACGCAGGCCGGTTCTGTAGTGAACGCACTGACGCTGGGCACCTATTTGACCGGAACGAGCTACAACGGTTCGGCGGCGGTGACGGCGGCGGTTGACGCCACCTCGGCCAACACCGCCTCCAAGGTTGTGGCCAGGGATGCGTCGGGCAATTTTTCAGCGGGCACAATCACGGCGGCGCTGAGCGGCAACGCAACCTCGGCCACGACGGCAACCACGGCGGGCTCGGCGACAACAGCGACAACGGCGACGAACCTGGCTGGTGGCGCAGCATCCCAGATCGCGTATCAAACCGGCGCTGGCGCGACCGGGTTCATCGCCAACGGCGCTGCCGGTCAGGTGCTCACATCGGCAGGCTCAAGTGTTCCTGTTTGGTCCGGCGTCTCGGGCGGCACGTTTTAATTTTCAGAGGAAAAATCATGGCACAGACCGGGAAAACCCCCATCCAGCTTTACGGCTCCACCACCGCAGGCAACGTCCCGCTGGCGGCAAACATGAACACCGACGCCAACGGCATCGAGCTGGCGGTCAACGCCGCTGACCGCAAGATGTACGTCAAGAACGCGG